GCGGTGGAAAGAAAAGCTGAATTAAAAACAACATATCCTAATGTAGATGATGCATATTTGGATATGGTAATAAATGCAGAAAATAATGATCAAGACACTTCAGCTATGATCACTTCATTAGATAATATGCAAAATTTTTATAATGCGGATCCAAACTTTGATCCAAATGCTGAAAAGCAGGATGTTCCTGAATTAAAAACAACCTTAGATATTGAAGATGCAACTGGGGATATGAGTAAAGATCTAAATACACTTTTGAAAACCAATCCAGGCGCGGTAAGAAAATGGCTTCATATGTCAGGGAATGAAGAATTATTAACAAAGGTTAATGATCATCTTAAAACAGTAGATAAATCTGGTGGGGGTAAAATGGACGATGGTCTTGGAGAAGAAGGTACATCTACTGCATATTCAGATGCAGCAATAGACTTCCTTACAAACCCGGAAAATATTGAAAATACCCAATCTAATATTCAAAACACAACCGGTCCAAATATGAGCTTCGTTAATAATGCTTTTACTAATAATCAATCGGAGATAGACGCTGTAAATACGCATAATACTAATATAGATAACTATGCATCATATGTTGACTCAACTCCGTTTGTTGTAGACACTCCTACTGATGGTACTGTTAGTGATGATAGTGGTTCTGATGCTAGTGATGGTAGTGGTTCTAATAATCAAAATAAAAAGAAAAAAATAAATATATTCAATAAGAATAAGAATCAAGACAATAAAGATGATGATGGGCCTTATGAACCACCTGCCCCTAAAGAATATAATCCAAATAAAGACAATAGAGGATATAGACAAACAGACATCTGGGTCGATCCTGTATACTATCAACCTGTAGATCCAGATACTGAGGGTGCTATTGAACTTAATCCTGATAAAAGAGCTTTCAATATGAAACATTCTACTACAGATATTAAAGATGACGACGGCAATACTGTAGGTCAGAAGAAAACAGGTTGGTCAACCTATACTACTGAGGGTGAAGCTTATTTAAAGGATAATTTTCCTAACCTAAAACCAGGAACTAAACAGTATGATAAAGCTATGAAGAAATTCAATAAGCAAACAGCTAAGGTTCATAAAAAACATCAAAAGAATTTATATAAAACAGATAAAAAAGCTGTTAACAAAATGAATCTTAAAAAGGACTATAAGAACCAGAATAAGAATAAGAATAAGAATAATGATGCAGGTAATATTCAGATGACTGATTTATTAAATAAACCGATAAAAAATACTAATGCTTATGTAGATTCGCAAGGCAATGTATTACCGGCTAATTTATACGGAAGATAGTATGGAAAAGTATATATACAGAGCAAAGTTAGTTAAGATAGTTGATGGTGATACCATTGATGCTCTTATTGATGTTGGATTCGATATTTGGTTTAAGAAAAGAATCCGATATAAAGGAATTGATACTTGGGAATCTAGAACTAGAGATCTTGAAGAGAAAAAGAAAGGATTAGCGGCTAAAGAAAGAAATAGAGAATTACTAGAAGAAATTTCAGGTAAATCTGGATACTTTAGGTTAAAATCTTATGGCGTAGGAAAATATGGAAGAGTGCTCGGGGAGATATTTATATTAGATAAGGAAGGTAAACAATATAACGTAAATGAAACATTAATTAAAGAGGGCCATGCTTATGCATATGAGGGTGGAACTAAAAAAGTATTTGTGGGATAATTATGAAAGCAAAAAAAAGAAGGCTCATTGAATCTGCTGTAAACAGAAGGGCAAAATTATTAGAAAATCACGTATTAGGATTAGGTCAATTACCTTCTTCTAAACTTATGAAAATGAAATGGAATCCTGTTACGGGTAAAACATTAAGAGAGCAAGAGGCACCTGCAGCTGCACCTGAAATGGCTGCACCAGCAGATCCAATGGAAGCTTTATTAGCTGATATGGGAGCAATGCTAGAATCGTGGCCTGATAAAGAACACCCGTATTATGCCGACACAGCACAATTAATGTTAAAATATACACAGGGAATGTAAAATTATAGGAAGAACAATTATGAGACCGATTGAAAAAAAATTAAGGAAGGTTATTAGGGAAGAAATAATAAAAGCTCTAATTACCGAAAGATTTGGTAGTCAGATACTATCAAAACTTCATACAGCCACACAGGAAAGAAGGAAAGGCGCAGAAGGGCGACAGTGGCTAGATAATAAGCATAATAATAAAGCTGCATTTAAGGCTTTATCTAAGGCATATGATATTATGTGGGATAAAATTACAGATAAAGACATCAAAAAGAGCAATAAATTAACAGGAAAAGGTCTCGAAATAATTGTTGCACAAAAAGATGGATCGGTTTCTCCTACAAGTGGTTGGAGAAGTTCAGGATTCTTTCAGAAAGGTCAAATGTTAGGTGTATCTATGAACGGCAAGAGAGTATGGATGGGAGGCGGATATTATAATAAAACAGCTAGAACTGGTCAAGGTTCAAGACAAGGTAACTTTGGTTTAGATGTTAGAGGTCATAATAAATTAGACCAATTAATGAAATTGGGTGATATAAAACCAATAGTTCTTCATATAGATTATAAAGCAGGAGGAGATGCAGGAGAACTTAGAGCATCCAGAGAAGAAGCAAGAGCTGGTGCATTAGCACTTAAATCTGCAGGTGAAGTTTCAGCTGACAACAAAAGAAGATATAAAGATATAATGAAAAAAGCAGCTGGTGCTAAGGGTGTAGAACCTCTTAAAAAAATGTTTGAAGAAGTTTCTAAACTATATCAGGAAGCTATAGTAGAAGCAACAAGTAAGCTTAAAGATGGATTCGTTAATCCTGGTTGGACTACTAATTTATCAGCGGCTTCTAGGGCATTCGATGATATGTTCCGTTACTTAAAAGAATTTATGGAACAAGTTGAACACGACAAAAAATATCCAGATTCTTATTATAAGGATTCTAAAGATGCTGCAGCTAGATCCATGCATCAAGAATATAAAAACTTTAAGAAAACTTGGAAGCAATTAAAAACTCAAGCAAAAGATAAAAAGATGTGGAAAAAAATAGAGTCGAGGTATTAATATGAAAAAACTAAGAGAACAATCAGCAGAAAGTAAAAAAGCTGCAAGAGATATAAGAGTCAGCGATCCTAACCCATTTCCAAATATGTCTAAATGGTGGATGGAACCAAAAGAAAAACTTATGTCTTTTGTATATTATATGAAGGGTCAAATTCCTCCACATAATAAAGCAGACTATAAAAAGAATTGGAAAAAGGTAGTAGAAGGATTACAGAAACAATATCCAGCTCCTACTGAAGCTATATATAAGAAAAAATTAAATGAGGCCGTATTGTCGGGCAAATCTTTATTAACTGAAAATGTTAAACAAAAAAATTCATTTCCTAAATTTACAAAAAAGGAATTAAAGGAAATCAGAAGAAAAGCCGCAATCAAAGCTCGTGTAGATGAATATGTTAAACATAAAGCAGCTTTATTAGAAGAAAGTATAATGAATACCCCTAGTAATAAATTAAAATTACAGGAAAGTAGTTATTCAGAATTAAAATTCGGTGTTTCTAAAGTTCTTAATGAAAGTAACCAACATGTTGGTAATAAAGTATCTATATTATATGAAGGTAAAAGATATGATGTAGATAAATTACCTAAAAGAAAAATGTTAGAAGCATATATAAATAACAGATGTAATATTCTAATGGAGGGTGGCGAGTTACAACCGTTCATGGAACAGTGGTGGAGACTTGACAAACATGTTAAGAAAGCCGCTAATTATGTAGGAAAAAAAGCAAAACAAGCAGTAGATTACGGAAAGAAAAAAGTCGGACAAGCTAAAGATTGGACAAAAAAGAATATAATTGATCCAGGAAAGGAAAAGTTAAAACAAGCCGGTGATTGGGCAAAATCGAATATAGTTGATCCAGCAAAGAAGGGGCTTAAAAAGGCCGGTGATTGGGCAAGTAAAAATGCTAGCAAGCTTGCGGATTTTGGTCAAGATGCTCTTATGGTTGGTGGTATGATACCAATTGTAGGTAATGTATTCGATGCCGCAAATACAGCTTGGTCAGCAGGAAGGGCAGCAATGGCTAGCTCACCCGAAGCAAGAAAAAAGCATTTAGCTAATATGGCAGTAAATGCAGCTGCAATGATACCCGGAGCAGGTTTAGCAGTTGGTGGTGCAAAATTAGGATCAAGAATAATTAAGAATGTAGCACCTAGTATTGCAAAAGGATTTTCAAAAGGTGGAGCAAAATTAGCACAAACAGGATTAGGAAAAACTGTACAAGCAGGCGCAAAAGGAATTAAAGGTGCTATTGATAAAGGAACAGATTTGGCGGCACAGGGAATAATGAAAACTCCACTAGGTAATGTTGTAACTAAAGCGATGACTGGACCTAAATCAGTTAGTCAATATACTTCCAGATTAGGAACAAGTGGTCACGTTTTCCCTAGTAGGGCAAGTATGACAACACTTTTCCCGAAAGTCGGTCAGGACTTATCTCAAAAAGCTGTAACGGATCAGCTTGGTAAAAATATTAGAACTAAATTATCTAAAAAAATATGGACTAAAGGAGATCGAGTTATGGACTTGGCAGGGCTTCAAGATTATAAACCAGAAGTCGGTGGCGTAAATTTATTATCACCAGCCAAAGGCTTAGCTAAAAAAGGTGTAAATGCAGCATCTGGAATTTGGGATGCTCTATCAAACGTGCAGTTCCCACAACAAGATCCAAGCGTAAATCCATGGCCAATGGGACCAAAAATCTAGGAGAGAAATTATGAAAATATGGTTAAAAAATTTATTGTCGGAAGCAAAACAAGCACCATCGCATATAGTAGATATACATACTGAATATGTGAAAGAAATAAAATCTCATGATTGGTTTCACGCATTTGCTGACGAGCCAAAGATGATAAAGGGCAGAGCGCATATGGATGAAATTAGGGGATATATAGCTTGGATAAATAATAATGGTGATTCTGATGATCGAAATGACTTCAAAAAGATATGGGAAAAATACGCACCAGCTCAATTCAAAAAATTATATCCTAAAAATCTAAAAAAGGGCTCAATACCAGGAAAGGTAAAAGCTATTTTAAGAACTAAGCCTAGAAAAGATATTACAGGAATACCGGGGAACTAATTATGAATAAAAAAGAACTATTATCAAGATATTTATTAGACAATACATCTAAAAATAACATTAACGAACAATTCCAAGCAAGTGGATTAGACAGAAGAGCTTTAGGGTTAATAAAAAATAAAGACAAATCTGATTTGAAAAATATTATTCGTTCAGTTGTATTTGAATTAGCAGATGATGGATATGATGAAGGCGATATTCAGGACTTTTTAGGTCTTATAGTAAGAGGTGAAGTCAAAATGCTATATAAGAAAGCAGTTAGATAATGATTAAACTTAAAAACATATTATCAGAATTACACGAGCCGGGACATGAAGAAGGCAAAATGGCTAAAGCTCAAGCATATGAGCTTATGAAAGATGCTGAAGATGTATGTCGTATGATTGGTGATGGTGATAATCTACCAGAATGGTTAGAAGCTAAAATAACATTAGCATCTGACTACATGAATAAAGTTAAAGACTATTTAAGTAATTATGAAATGAAAGGTATGCACGAAGGTATTCTTAATGAAAGGGTATCGATTAATGGATTAGTTAAAATGGTTGGTAAAGCTCGTAAAGAAAGACAAGCAGCTTTCCATAGGTGGGTTGGAATAGATCAAAAATGGGATAATTCAAAAGTAACCATAAAAAAGAAACTAGAAGACCTATCTGCACAGCGAGATCGAATAATGAATGATATGGAAAATGATCCAGACGTTATTAAAGAACCGAGCATAGGTAATAAAGGTCCTGTAGCAGAATATGCTAAACAATTACATAAGGTAGAAAATCAACAAAGAAAATTAGAAGCAAGATGGGACTCTATGGAAAGGACTGTTAAAGACGCTAAATTAGAATACGAGCAACTCAAAAGAAAGGAATTAAAATTAGATGATGCTTTAATGAGCGGTCTTAGGGCAGGTAACAGATGATTAGCCTAAAAAGATTATATGAGTATAAAGAAGAACCTAGTGAATTAGATGCATCAATTAAGATGATAATCACTAAGAAGGGGGATCCTATATATAAAAAAATAAAACATATTTTTAGCAAACATGGTGAGGCATTTATAGATATAGATAGTAGAATAATTTATATAGATGGAGAAGAAGCAGAAAGAGAGGGGTGGTCTAACGACCATTTTCTATTTGTACAGGCCCATGAAATAGCACATCTAAGAATGGGACATACTCCAGAAAATAGAGATGAGACTATGGCTGATTGGTGGGCTGTATGTTATTTATGGGATAAGGGATATAAAGATTCAGCTAAGTTGGGTATAAAACAGTTTGAATATAGAAATGGTGTAAAGTTTAATGAGTATAATGCGAGTATGATAGATGAACAATAAGCAAGTATTAAATGAGGACATATTAGCATTATTATTTGGTTTACTAGATATAGGTATAGCTTTACCTATCCCTAGAAAAAGCAAAAAATTATATAAAGCAGCTGCAAAAGATTATAAAAACCTACATAAAAATTTCAGAAGTATATTTCCGGATCTAAATACATCTCAACAAAGACAGCTTCATAAAAAGGTAATGAACGATCTTGATGAACTGGGAAAGGAATTTAAGGAATTACTTAAACAGGTTAATAAGGATTATGATAAAAAGAAGGTTAAGGAGTCTATTAGAATGATTAGCAATACTAAATCTATATTATCAGAAGGCAAATTAGATGAAGCTAAATTAACTATGAAAGATGCTAGCAAAGTTCTAAAGTTATTAAAGCCTATCAAGTCTGTAGAAAATGCAAATGTAAAAGATAATAAATTATTTGTAGCATATACAAAATATGCAGATCGTGCAAAGATAAAAAAAGCTGTAAGTAAATTATATAAGTATGATGATGATGGTCGTCAAACAAATGCACCAACAGTATTGGGCATCGCAGGATATAATTGGATGTCATTTATTAATGAAGGCAAATTAAATGAGATATCTGTAAAAGCAGGATTAGAAGATGTAATCAAAGGAAGAACAACATCTATAGAAGGTTTCAAAATATCTAAGGATATGGCAGAAGCTATTATGGATTGGATAAAGAGTTCATCTTTTGGTAGAAAGTATGGAAAACAAATATTAAAAGGTAGAATCCATGCTTTAATTAAACCAGCTAATGCTTGGGGTATTGAAAGATTCTTCAAGGGGAGAAGAGCAAGCTCTAGTAAATTAAAACAAGAATGGAAAAATATAGTATCTAAGATTAAAGAAGGTGCGATAAACGAACAAGTAAAACTTTCTTCTCAAGGAATGTGGAAAGATTATAGAAAATATAAAATTCAAAAGCCACCAAGAAAATTTGCAGAGAAAGCTAAGGTGGGTGCAATGATACACTTTACAGGACATAAATCAGGAGCTAAAGGTGAGACGTGGGAAAAATGGACTCCATTATCGTGGAAGGCTACATATGGTGAAGGTGTTAAGGGAGATGCACTATCCAATTCTGAACTTGATGAGAAATTAAAAAACCATAACAGAGTTCAGATTAAAGAAGGTGCGATAAACGAAGGTGTTCCATTCCCACAAACAACACCAAATGAATTTGTATTTTTTGATTTTAAGAAATGGGCATACAAGAATAGAGGAAGACTTAAGAAAGAACTATTAAAACACAAAGATAGTCCAGGTAAACTTTGGAATAAATTAAGTGATATATGGATGGAATGGGCTAAGAAAACTAATAATAAAGAATTCTCTAGAATAACAGATAGGCAAAAGTTTGGTAGAGCATTAGCTATAATGTTAAAAAAAGAAAATGTTTTAATTGCCAAAAATTCTAGTCCTAGTCATAAGATAACGGTTAAGGAACAGATGTGGCTTAATAATATGATGATAGGTGGAGTAAAGACAGTAGCTGATAAAATTCATGACAAGGCAAAAAAAGTTTATGATAAGGGATATGAAGACGGTGTCAATAAACAAATAGACCAAAGCGATGAAGATTTTCAGGACGAGTGGATAAGGCAAAATAAAAAGAAAAAAAATGAATCATTAGATAAAATGATTGAACAGCTAGAATTGAAATTTGATAGAAATTATGCTATAAGTAATAAACCTAAATCAGACAGGGGCGGAAATCTTTCTGCAGACGAAATTGTGAAAGTTTTTAATTTTCCTGATCCTGAAGAAATTGCAAAGAAGAAACAGGCAGAAAAGGAATGGGATGAAGAGTGGATTAGACAAAATACACTTCCTGAATCATTAGATCTAATGATTGAACAGGAATATGAAAATATACAAGATATGATGAAGGATGCAGAAACAGCTAAAATAATTAGTCAATATCAGAAATTCAAAGATCAAGAGCCAAAATGGTACGAGACGGCCGGCAGATGGTTAGGAAATGCGCTTATGAGGACGAATCCTATAGGAAATATAGCTTTGACCGTTTCAGATATCCATAAATATCATAAAGATGCTGTTGATGATGCATTTGAAAAAGGGAAAACTGCTGGTGAGGAAGAAGGTAAGAAAATACAGGTACAGCAAGGTGAGGAAGATTGGGAAGATGCATGGAAAAAACAAAATAAGCAGCAAAATGAGTCGTTAGATAGAATGATCGCAGAAGAAGCTATTAAGATATATAAGGAACGCAAATTAGATGAACAAGGTCTATTAAAAATGGCTAATTTTATAAAGAAAACAGTAAAACCACTAATAGATAAATTTACGGGTAATGATGAACCAAAGGTTCAAGATATTGAAAAGACTGAAGATAGATGGTATGAACCTAAACCAGAACCTACTGATTCTGTTATCGATATTATGATCAAAAAGGAAATAAAGGAACAAATGACACCAAGTCAAACTAAATTTCTTTCAGGTAAATTGAAGCTTAAAAAAGGTGATAAAATAACATATGATCAACACTTTCAATTTGGAAAGGTATCTAAAAATGTAACTGCTAAAGTAGTAGCTGTTAGAGAATATACTGTATTCCTAGACAAGGGACCAGAATTAGATCTTAGACAAGATCCTATTAAAAAAATCAACGGTAAAACTATTAAATAGGGGATAGATATGAAATTAAAAAACATATTAAAAGAACAAAGGTCGGGTGGATCCAAAATGGATAGTAGGGTAAATAAAGCCCATCTGGAATTGGATGTAGCATATCATGACATGCTAGAACTATCTAAAAGATATTTAGTAGATGATAAGCAATACAAAAAACATGTCACGGATGTTGGTAAAGCTATGCTTAAATTGTCTAAATACTTAAAATCACAAAAATATATATAAATTTGTATAATTAAATTATTTTTTGTATATTAATATCATGAATACTAGAGAGAAGAAACGAGCTGCATTTAATAAAGCTTTGGCTATAATTAATAGCTGTAAGACTAATGATCATGTTACATGTGCTTACAATTATATAGATAATTTCAGAAAAGTATTCAATGAAGAAGAAATAGCTAAAAAATTAAGACATATATGTTCTACTAAAAGAACTATAGTAAATAGAGGGTTATAGAAATGTGGACAACGACAACAACAGCAGGAGAAGGTTACGAAATTAATTATATATTATGCCAAGAAAGCCAAAAATATTATTACAAAGTGATGTCGAACGAGCTATAAAGAATACTCAGTCTAATTTAGAGGCATCGAGATTTCTTAGAGTTCATTACGACACATATAAAAAGTATGCATCTTTATATAAAGATAAAGATGGCAATTCCCTATTCGAAAAACATAAGAATCAATCAGGAAAAGGTTTACGTAAGATCCAGAAGGGTGATAAAGCCAAATATCCATTACAAGAGATAATAGAAGGTAAACATCCTAAATACCCAACATCTAAATTAAAATTCAGACTAATTAGAGAAGCTCTACTAGAAGAAAAATGTGTTACGTGTGGTATGGAAGAGAAAAGAATTACAGATATGACTGTTCCATTACTATTAGATCATAAAGATGGTGATGTAACTAATCATGTATTAGATAATTTACAGCTATTATGTTATAATTGTTACTACTTAACAGTAGGAAATCCTATAGGTAAAAAGCATAGAAAATTATAAAAATTGTTCATAACTTTTGAAAAAACCTGTTAAAATATTTGGATAATTCAATTATTTTACGTATATTTATATTATAAATAAGAGTGTTAATTAAAGATATAGATATGCTAAAAGAATTAAAAAGGTTACAGGAATTTGTAGATAAAATGAAATCTACATCATCTCTGAATGAGAAAAAAGAAATCATCAAATCTATAAAAGATGATTCGTTTATTACAAAAGTATTACACTACACTTATAATCCATATTTCAAATATCATGTTACAAGTAAGAATTGTAAGAAAAATTCTGGATTATTTAAGTATAATGTATATGAAAATATTTTTGATATGTTAGACGATCTGAGAAATAGAAAATATACAGGTCATGATGCTATAGCATTGGTAAATGGTTTCGTAACGGCTAATAAAGATTATGCCGATTTAATCTATAATATATTAGATAGAAATATAGAATTAAGAGCATCTGAATCTGTTATTAATAAGGTTATACCTAATTTAATACCTGAATTCAAAGTAGCTTTAGCTAATTCATATAATCCTAAGTTAGTAGATTGGAATGATACTTGGTATGCTTCTAGAAAATTAGATGGTGTAAGATGTTTAGCTATTGTCGATGAAGAAGGTAATTGTAAATTATATTCTAGACAAGGAAATGAATTTACTACATTAGATAATGTAAAGAAAGCTATTGAAGATACTAATATTATTAATGTTGTATTTGATGGTGAGATATGTTTAGTAGATGAAAATGGTAATGAAGATTTTCAAAGTGTGATGAAACAGATTAAAAAGAAAGATCACACTATCGAGAATCCAGTATTTAAGATATTTGATATGGTATCTTTAAATGTATTTAATGGTGATGAATCTATTAATTTAGAAGATAGATTACATATGTTAAGATCTTGGATTAGTAGAACCGATTCTACGTATATAGAATATCTACAGCAATTTGTTATAACAGGTGATGATCATTTTGATACATGGGTTCAAATGTCTGCTGATAATAATTGGGAAGGTGTTATGTTAAGAAAGAATGTAGCATATGAAGGTAAGAGATCTAATAATCTATTAAAGGTTAAGAAGTTCCATGATGAAGAATATACGGTTATGGGAGCTACTAATGGAGATATTAGAATAGTATCAGAAGGTAAAGAAAAGACTATAAATGCTTTAAGCCAAATTATGATTAAACATAAAGGTCATCAGGTTGGAGTTGGATCAGGATTCTCTTTAGAACAAAGAAAAGAGTTCGGTAAAGATCATAGTAAGATCTTGGGTAAGACTATTACGGTTCAATACTTTGAAGAGACAAAGAATCAAGATGGTGGAATATCATTAAGATTTCCAACAGTAAAACATATTTACGAAAATGGTAGAACAGTATAATTGTTCATAACTTTTTATGAAAAAGCGTGTATAATTCAATTAATTTACGTATTTTTATATTATAAATAAAAAAATAAAATAATATGATAACAGTTAACGGAGTAGTAAAGTGGAAGACGGGAGAAATTACATCATCTATATTAGATTATGTGGAATTTTTAGGTGAAGCAACATTCACAGAGATGAATAGATTTTATCACCAAGATATACATGAGTATAAGGAATATGATCCTGTTAAAAATAGAGGTGGTAGTTTTTGTCACCACTTAAAAAGCTTAAAAGAACCACGTAAAAGAGTGTTTGATGGAAGATATAGATGGTTGGTTAAGAAGGATAATGGTAAATGGGCAGTAAAAGAGGTTCATAAAATGTTTCTATAATATGGCTAAGGTAGTAGTATCAGAATGGTTTCAATATGGTATGGATAAGCCCGAGAGGACTTATACTCTTATAGATAGTATATATCCACCAGGTATTATGGAATTAAATGGTAAAAGATATATAATGCCTGCTTGGTATGAATTAGGTCCTGATGAAGATGTTAAGAGAGAAGATATTAAACATATACCATGGGAACCTAAAGAAAAAGAGGTTAAGGTTAGCTCTGATAAAGAATATAAGGTATTATCTAGTAAAGGTGATAAGGAATATATTATTAAAGCAGATGCCACAGGATCCTTAAAGTGTTCTTGCCCATCTGCTATGTATAGACCACATACTGATTGTAAACATGTAAAAGAAATTAAATTAGAAATAATGGGGAATTAGCTCAGCTGGCTAGAGCGCTTGGTTTGCATCCAAGAGGTCATCGGTTCGACTCCGATATTCTCCACAAAAATAAAATTAAATGATAAGTATAATATTATGTCTAGGATTTATATATTGGGGTATGCGAGGAGCTTATTTTATATATAATATAATAGGTGGATTTATGGTAGCGATTTGTGCTGCTCTATTTGCACTGGTGCGACATATTTATAATAGTAAACGTTATAAAGGTTCAGGGAAAACGTAAAATGAGACTATCCAGTTATGTTGGCAACACACCACTAATTCCTATTACATTAGGAGAGCTGACAGTCTGGGGCAAAGCTGAATTTATGAATCCGGGAGGATCTGTTAAAGATCGAATGGCAACTTATATAATAAATGATGCAGAAGCAAATAATAAAATAAAAAGAGGTGATACTCTTTGCGAAGCAACATCAGGTAACACTGGAATAGCATTTGCAATGTTAGCGGCAGAAAGAGGGTATAGAATGAAAATTGTTATGCCTTCTAATATGAGCGTCGAAAGGAAAAAGATGTTTGAGTATTACGGCTCAGAATTGATAGAAGTAGAGGATGGGGATTTTGATGGAGCTATAGAATTAAGAGATAGGTTATGTAAAGAAAACAATTGGTTTAATTGCAATCAATTTCATAATCCATTAAATATATTAGCACATTATAATACGACAAGTATAGAAATTTGGAAACAATGGAAAAAATTAACAGCGCCAGACGCATTTATTTTAGGTACAGGCACAGGAGGAACTTTAATGGGTTGCGGAAAACGCTTCAAAGAGTTCTGGAAGGATACGAAGATTATTGCCGTAGAGCCGGAGGAGAGTGCGGTCATGTCAGGAGGTCAACCAGGACTTCATGGGATACAGGGAATAGGAGATGGATCCAAATTCCTAGTAAATCTAGATTTCGTAGACGAGATAAAGACAGTAAAAACAGATTGTGCAAAAGCAGTCGCAAAACATTTGGCTTTAAAAAAAGGTCTATTTGTAGGAATAAGCGCGGGAGCTAATGTTAAAGCAGCATTTGAATGGCTAAGGGATAATGATAAACAGAATGCTATAACAATACTATGTGACAGAGGAGAACGATATTTTTCCTGTTTATAGTTGGATAATTGAAAAATAAGTTGTATATTAAATAAAAAATAAGTTATGAGTAAAAAGAGTAAATACACTAGAAGAAGAGCAGTAGACTGCAGATTGATTGAGAAAAGTAAATCTAATCCAGGTTATCTAAAATATCAAGTAACGATATTGGAAAAGGATGGAACTAAGCATACACAACCATGTTATGGTAAGGATATGCAGGATGCATTATCTAGATTAATCAATACGGAAAGAACAATTAAAATTGAAAAGAAAATGGAAAGAAACCCACTTATTTTCTTTTTATTATGGATGGTTGTTATGGCAGCACCAGTTATATGGCATGGCGATATGACTTACACACCTTGGTTCGTATTATATATGTTTGGTAGTTTTACTGCATTATTTGCATTCACTGGTTGGTGGCAGAATTATTTAGACAAAGGGAAATAGTATATGGAAATAAAATCGAATAAATTCTTAATAGAACAGTTGAAATCTAATATATGGAAAGTATATAGGGATACTAAAGCAGGAGACTGGAGTGATTGGTTTGAGGGAATGAGTCCTATAGAACAAGCTGCATGGAAAGAAAAATTCGATGAAGTTCAGGAAGAGTATGATAGCAAGCGCCCTGAATAATAAAAAATAATACGGAAGGGACGTGAAAAAGAGTGTGTCAGTATGGCTAAGACCGGCATCAGCTGAAAGCAGCCTCACACCAATCAGACTTCCGTAGTCCTATGACAAAGGCCACCTTCACGTGGTATAGGATGTTAAGGTTAAAAGTCCTCACAATGCTAATTGGCTTATTTAACCGACCAAGAGCCTTTATTTTTAACATAAGTAGCCGTGCTTAAATAATACGGAGAAAAGATATGGATATAATTTTAACAGTGCTGATTACTTTACTAGTGTGTGCAATATGCTACGCGTTTTTTGGAGTGGTTAGGTTGGAAAGAAAAATTAACGAAGTAGATGATCTAAGAATGGAACTTATAGATCATGATGTAGAGATCAAAAGAATTATAGAGGATTGTGTTAGGGAAAGAAACGAAGTTCAAAATGATATCTACAGAAAATTAGATGAACAGAGGAAGGAATATATAGATCGTGTAAATGGTGTTATATCATCAACGGATAGACGATTTGATAAGGCGTGGGACAGTTGGAAGAATAAAGGTAGTTTAACAATAGAAGACTAATATAATATAGCACGGTTACTTATGGCAAAAATTTATGAACGAAATCCCGATACAGGAATAATAAGATCCAGAGAGGCGGGAGATTATGGAAATGAGATAGTTATGACAAAATTAAAATTAATAAAGACAGAGTGGTATACAAATACATCTTGGAGAGTATTGGAGATCAACACAGAGGATTATCCAGAGTTTAAGGGATTATCGGAAGATGAAATCATACAATTAATAGATGATAAATATAACGAAGGAACACTTGATGATATCGATGGACCTGATGGTTGGTCATTAGAAGATATGTTACAAGATGCAGATATAGTAAAAGATAAATATACTAACGAAGATAGTCAGTTAGAAATAGAAACAATAACAGATAAAAAGGAGTAAAATTATGAATTGGATTAATTCTTGGAGAAAAGGTAACAAACAAGACGACGTTATCTCATTAGAGATTAGACTAGGTAGATTTACAATTCTAGAATTTAAGGTAGATTTCAGCTCAGGTAAGGGTAGATTCATTGTCTTAAATTTTGGTTGGTCTTTCTAAAAAACCTGCGAAAATATTTGGATAAGTCATTTATTTTACGTATATTTATTATATAAATAAATAAGATAAGATTATGAGAAAGTTATTAAAAAATTCGGTACAGGTATTTTTATTAATTGCAATAGTATTTTTTACTATGATGCTAATTATGATGACAAGTTGCAAGCATTCGTGCGAGGCTCATCGAAAACCGGAAGCCCCGAAAAATCTCGCCCCTACGCTTGACAGCGTTATTGCGGTGGATTCGGTAAGTTATGGTAATATAATAGATATCGATGGTGATGGTGTGTATGAAGAATGGGAAGATACCACCTTCCTTTCCTCCTTCTATAAGGATGGAAGAAAAATATGGTTAGATATCTACGGAGATACAATATGGCATGTATATCATGTTAAAGAAGAGTATCATGGTAAAGAAGGTAAGAGTGAGTATGGACAATATGAACCTTCCGACAGAGATTGGAATAGATCAGATTTATATGATTTATTAGAGTCCGATGAAGAGAAGATGTGGATAGGTAATGATGGAGATACAATATGGGAATAATAGAAGATATATTAATGGTGGTAACAATGTTAGCCATCCCTACTATAATAGGACTATTGTTATATAAAGCAAAGAAAGATCAAGATAAATGGGATTAGTATTGTATTTATGTGGTTGTTTATTTGTGGCATCTATCGTATTATATTTGAGTATAGATAAATGAGAAGACTATATAATAAAATAAAGAAATGTTGGAGTAAATTCGTTTACGACCATATCATTAGACAAGTAGATGATGATCTTGATATATAATGGAACCTTTAAGCAGGGAATTCTTATTAAATAGAGGTTATTGTTGTAAGAATGGATGTACTAATTGTCCGTATAATATGAAAGAAGAAGCATTAAAATTACTCGAGGAAATAGAGGAGAACGTTAACGTATGTTGTGCGATAACGATGGAACCCGAGGAAGTATTAGAATTAATAGATAAACTAAAGGAAATAATTAAATCATGGAAGTAATGGTAATATCACATTTAACTATCTTATGCGCAGGAGTAGCGTTAGGAATGTATATATCGAGTCAGATAGAAAGACATATAGATAAGAACACAAAGAGAAAATAATGGAAAATATATTAATAATAATAACAATAGGAATCATCTCATTTGGAGTAGTGGCAATCCTATCCAGTTATATGAGTGATGACAGTAATGATAAGTTATTAGATAATATAAAGAAGTTAGAAGAAAAAGAAAGAAATAAGAAATGACAGCATATTTAATATTAGGTGTAGTATTTATGGGTATAGTAGATATATTACATTGGTTATACCTAGAACCTGATAACCCAAAGCATTACCTAGGATGGAGAGAACGACTCTTCATAGTATTAGCATGGCCTTGGGCACTATATGTATTAGTTAAGAACTTTATGGACGTACACAAATGATAGAATTTTTAAGACACTTTACCGGAGCATGTGGGGAAGGACATCCCTCAATCCTATGGTTATTAGCTATGGGATCACCAGCCCTTACATACTGTATCTATATAATAAGAGAATACCTGAAGAACCCGAACCATTAAATTCATGTAAATTTCATGTTTAGGTCATCAGCCTAGCAACCATTCTGCCTATTTATATACATGAACGAGACTAATAAGATAGACATAACACCAGCCATCTATATCATAATGATGATAGCTATATTCCTCCTAGCTATTTAGGATCCCTAATTACAATGTATACGATAATATGATAAACCAGATACTTATCTACGTATTTTTGGTATCTAGTATGTAAGATTTTTGATATTTTGACACACGCATGCCTCCCTCCCTTTTCATTTTTCCTCCCAGCAAAACCCTATACAAAGTTATGAATAATTGTTCGTAACTTTTTTTTATGGTGGGACTTCCTGTCCTATAATCCATTCAATTTAAGGCTATTTAGAGGCGATATACTGCGAGATCTCCTTCCAGACGTATACTTATTCACCCAACCCGTGTTATTGCCTGTCCTAGACTGTCTAAGATAGGGTAGATCGCAGGCCGATTTATGCAAAAAAATTTGGAAATTACGTTTATTTTTCGTATATTTATATTATATTGGGAGGACTATTCCTATAATAATAATAAAAAGTTATGAACAATTACAAAAAAATCTGAAAAAACCTGTCAAAAAATTTGGATAATTGGAAAATTTTACGTATCTTTATATATAAGATATAAAGATTTAAAGTTATGATTACAAACTATAGAAACCCATTCCCACCATTAGTCACAGAAGATGACCTAAACCAGGGAAAAAAAGAGATGAATAGGCTATATATGACCCTCGGAGTAGTGGTTATTATATTCGGATTGTTCATAACTTTATAAAAATAACTGAGAAAAAGGTTGTATATGTGCGAAAAAGTTCGTATATTTATAATATAAATAAGAAAGGGATCCGGGAGGATTCAATAGCAAAATCTCAATAATGCGCCAAAGGAGCTCACGACGACGAGTCTAACAGCTAAAAGGAGAAATTTAATCTAGCATAAAATCTCAATTGCGCCCGGTCCTGTTCTTATTAAAGAGTGTTAAATTAAAAAATAGAGTGTATGTTAAATGTATTTAAAGTCGAAAGAGTAGATGGTAAGTATCAAGTAAAGGATGCAACAGGTAATTTTGTATCTAGTTTACCAGGAAAACTGTATTCGCAAATGAAATCTAAGGTGGCTGATAATGGAAATGCCATCGAATTTACAGGTACTACATGGAAACAAGTACCAATGTCAGTGTATAATAAGGCTGTAAAAGCTCATAATCGTGAGTCAGCTAAGACGGAAAAAGTGCCTCAAGAGCAATTAGAGGTAATGAATTTCATTAATACGTCTTATGACCTAAAGCCTAATACACTAAAAATGCCTGAGTTAAAGTGGAAATACCTTATAAGAAGTGCCGTAAGAGGTAAGAATATTATGATGGTAGGACCGGCAGGATGTGGTAAAACACTAGCTGCAAAGGCATTAGTTAATGGTCTGGATCGACCTGACTTCTATTTCAATCTAGGAGCTACTCAAGATCCTCGTGCTACCCTAATCGGTAATGTTCAATTCGACAAGGAGAAGGGCACACACTTTAGCGAGTCTTTATTCGTTAAGGCGATCCAGACACCTAACGCTGTAATCCTAATGGACGAGTTATCAAGGGCACATCCTGATGCTTGGAATATCCTAATGACTGTATTAGACTATGGACAGAGATATCTTAGACTAGATGAATCTGAAGGTCAGGAAACTATTAAAGTAGCTGACGGAGTAACCTTTATAGCGACTGCTAATATAGGTAACGAATATACTAGTACTAGAGTAATGGATAAAGCCTTAGTAGATAGATTTACTATTATAGAGGTAGACCTACTAGGTAAGGACGAAGAGTCTGATCTATTACAATCATTATATCCAAGGGTAGATAGTAAGGTATTAGATAATGTAGCTGAGATATGTACTAACACACGTATAGAGGCAGCTAATGAGACTGGACGTATAGAGTCTGGGGTATCTACTAGAACTGCCGTAGAGATAGCAGGACTACTATATGATGGCTTTACATTAGGAGAGGCAGCAGAGATAACTATATACCCTCAATATAGTAACGACGGAGGAGTAGATAGTGAGAGAACGTTTGTTAAGCAATTAGTTCAGAAGTACTGTGACGATGGATCTAATGAGGATCTATTTAATACCGAAGATATGGAGGACGCGGAGTAGGTGATTAACACTCTAGAGGTGGAGTACATACGATATAGAGATAGACAGTATAGTACTTCACCTTTCCTACTTCATTATTATAGTAATGAACAATAGGGTGGTTCGTAAGTATTCATAAATAAAAAAAGATATGAAAAGTTATGAACAGTTAATTTACTTCACCCGGGTAGGGGTTACTTCAGTTCCTAGCTCGCGCGTGGGGGAGGTTATCGGGTCATCCCAAAAGTTTTTATAAATTTTTTGAGGCACTGACCGATTCATATCGCGAACCTATTTTTTTGCCAAATGGGTTTCATACACACATTACACATAGTATGTGTGAGTATAAGAAAAACAACAATAGTGTTGGATAATTAAAATAAATTTTGTATATTAATCAACTATGGAAACAAAGAGCGATTTAGAACTAGGAAGGGTAGGAAGATACTACACCTACACTAGTGGACCAGGAGATTATGGAGATACTGTAGCTAGGGATATAACACATGAATTCCATCCTCTATATGAAAAGATCACAATGTTATATTCTCTATTAAGGGAAAGGAATGGACCTTGTGGTTTCGTTAAGCGTGTATTAAGGGATATAAAGAGATACGGAGTACATCATAGGGTAGCTAAGGAAGACTTAATTGCAATGAATAGAATGTATAAACAATACAAATAGTGGATAGTAGAAAGAGGAGTTTCTCTAAGACGGTAAGTTGGAGAATAATAGCTATAATAAATAGTTATTTGATCCTAGCAGCTTTGCTAACATCCAGTCCTTTATGGAACGCTCTTATAATGAATGTAACAGGTGCTTTAATGTATTATATACATGAAAGGGTTTGGAATAAAATAAAAGATAATGATTAGAATAATAACGATATTAATAATAGTAGGTAGTATGTCGTCTTGCGTATGTGGGAAGTATATACCTACGGAGAAGGAAACTATTAATGGGACATTGGGAAGATAAATTAATACACATTATGGAGGAAGTGAATCGCCTTGGCGTCAATAAGCAATTTGATAAAGAGACTAATAGGCTAAGGGACGAACATCCCCATATGGAGACTAGAGACCTATTCGAGAAGGCTCTTAATAATATTACAGGTAGTAAAGATAATAAAGATGAGTAAGTATATTAAACAAGATCATACTATTAAACCTCCTATGTCTGTAGGTACTCCTATATATAATAACTCTAATCAATATATGAAGTTATTACGTATATGGTCGTATATAATAGATAATCCTGATAAAATGAGTAGTGCCGAATATGATGTAGATACTATACCAGATTTATTCCATGAATGTAGAGAGGTCTTGTTCTCATCAAGTAGTTCCAGTTTATTAAAATACCAAATGAAAGAATTAAATAAGATATGGCGAATATTAAACAAGTAGTTATATGGGTTCTCAAGGAGGATCTTATTAATAATAACATCACTGAATACCATACTACCAATAATAAATTTAAGGATATGTATGAACCTAATGAGTATGTTCAAGTAATGGTATCCCTCGGAGAATTTATAAGAATGGAGAACGAACCCGAAGGATATTATCATAATGATAAATAATATATACGTCGGGGCTTACGGCGCGCTCCGCGCGGTTCATAACTTTCGCCTCGCCACCCGAAAAAACCTGCGAAAATATTTGGAAAAGTGAAATATTTTACGTATATTTATATTATAAATAATTAATAAATATGTTTGAATTAAACGGAGATCCAGGCCTACAGGTAAACGAATTAAGAATAGTACTAAAGGTAGTAGTATTTATCGTAGTATTGTTCATAACTTTTTATGGAATCGGTAGGAAAAGTCAATAATAGTTCGTATATTTATTATATAAATAAATAAGATATGTTAAACACAAATTACAACAATTCAAGTTTCTGGTTAAGCGATAACTTTCTAAATGATGATATCGATGTATTAACTGGAGAAGTATCAAAAGATAATACTGCTCACTTAATTAGATTAGCTAGTTATAGAAGAGCTATTGCTAATTTCGTAAATTTAGTTACGGGTAAAGATATACCTGTTACATTTGATCAACGTGGTGATTCTTATACTGATGGTGAGAGAGTAGTTATATCTGCTAATCTAAATGAGAAGGAATTTGATTCTGCTGTTGGTTTAGCTTTACATGAGGGTTCTCATATTAAGTTAACTAACTTTAATACATTAAGAGATTTGATACAAAGCTCGGATATGGTTATTCCAAATTCTATTAAGGAAATGATTAAAGATAAATACTTTTCAGATAAGGATGATAGCGATGCTAAATGGATGGTTGAGAATTATATTGTAAGTAAAGTTAGACAGTTATTAAATATTATAGAAGATAGACGTATTGATAATTTTATATTTACATCGGCTCCTGGTTATAAAGGATACTATCATGCATTATATAATAAATACTTTAATGATAAGTCGATTGATAAAGCTCTAGCTTCTAAAGAGTATAGAGAGCTTACTTGGGATTCTTATATGTTTAGAATATGTAATATCACAAATGAGAATCGTGATCTAAATGCATTACCTGGATTTATGAATATCTGGAATACTATTAATTTAAGATGTATTAGTAGATTAAAGAATTCTGATGAAGCATTAGAGGTTGCATTTGATATATTTAGAATAGTAGAAAGAAACTTACCTACACCTACAACTGAAGATACAGATTGTCAGGGAGAAGGTGAAGAGGAAAAAGATTGTCAGGGAGAAGGTGCTAGTTGTTCTAATCCAAATGGAACTAAAGAAGCTAAAACTCCAGAAGGTCAATCTAATGATGATGGATCCAAAGCTGAGGGAGGTGAAGCTAAGAAGAGTAGTGGAGGCCAAAGAGGCGGGTGTACACCTACAGATGATTTACCTGAATTGTCTGATGCACAAAAATCTAAAGTAAAAAGAGCTATAAAGAAACAAGAAGATTTCTTAGATGGTGATATTAGAAAGAAAAAAATTACTAAGGCTGATTATAAAAAATTACAATCGTTAGAAGAATCTGGATCAGAGATTAAAGAAGTTGGTAAAGACTATGAAAGCTACTATCACTCTAAGGGTAGCTCTACTGATGTTATCGTTATTAAGAACTTTAGTCAGAGAGTAATCGATTCAGGAACTATTAGTAATATAGTATCTCGAACATATGAAAGAGAAGATATGCAAGGTAATATTAATGCCGGTCTTAGATTGGGTCGTATGCTTGGTAAGAAGCTTAAAGTTAGAAGTGAAGAAAGAAACACTAAGTTTACAAGATTAGAGTCTGGTAAGATTGATAAGAGATTAATTGCTAGTTTAGGATTTGGCGCAGAGAGAATCTTTACACAGACAATGTGTGATAAATATAATCCAGCCAACATTCACCTTAGTATTGATGCTAGTGGATCGATGGGTGGAACTAAATGGGAAAAGACACAGATCGCTGCTGTAGCTATTGCTAAGGCTGCTTCTATGATCGATAACATTCATGTTCAGATATCTTACAGAACTACTCAGAATCAAGTTCCATTGGTTCTTATGGCCTATGATTCTAGAACAGACAATGTTAATAAGATCCAAAGATTATTTAAGCATTTATCTCCTGGTGGATTAACACCTGAAGGTTTATGTTTTGAGGCCATTAAAGATATAATGGTTCAGAGTTCTGCTAACATGGATAGTTACTTTATTAACTTTAGTGATGGAGAGCCTTATGCTAATCCAAAAGGATTCTACTATGGTGGAGAGCCTGCTGCAGAGCATACAAGAAAAAGGGTTAACGATATTAAAAAGATGGGTATTAAAGTATTAAGTTACTTTATATCTTCAAGAGGAGATTATGGATCTCGAAACTTCCAAATGATGTATGGGAGAGATGCAGAGACGATTGATGTTAATGCGTTAATTCAATTAGCCAAAACACTTAATAAACTATTTCTAAAAAAATAATAATATGATTACAAGAAAAGCAAAATTTACATTAACAGATAAATGGACTTCATCAGAAGCCCACTATAATACTGATTATCGTATCCTATTAGAGGACGCAGATGGTGTAGATGTTAAATACCTAGTTACAGACTATCGCGATGAAGATGGGAATGTAGATAGAGTGATATTCAATGATAATGAAGATCAGAATATGGTGGATATCGATTCGTATATTGGTAAGAAGATATTAACTTTTATGAAGAAGGAAGGATATGAATATAAACGGTAAAAATATAACACACGAGGATCTGCTGAACTCAATAGACGAAGCGGTATATGAAATCAATAATCAACTATATGATATCCTGGTTGAGGAATATGATCAGAATGGTAAAGTGGATATCATTAAGGGTGGCCCATATAAGGTAAGAAAGGAATTGAATAATCTAATGGAGTATTTCATAAAGACCGAAGAGTATGAGAAATGTGGTAAGCTTAAACAAATGAAGGAGAAGTATTATGGGCTTTCATAAAAGGTGGGTAATGACTGATACAATGATAGAGAAATATCAGACACATGGTATAGATAGTATAAAAAATATCTTTACAGCTGACGCATATGTGTCCGATGATAGCTTGGCATCTGAAGTATGTAATGAGGTTTTGAATAGTAAACGGGATGACAAATTATGGTTACGTGTATCAGAAATGATAGAAAAATTTATAAAAGATAATAACAAAACGAATATTAAAAAATAAGTCTATATATGTATAATAGATGAAAAATATATATCATAAATTCTAAAACCGAAACACACAATTTATTCGGTGTATCAACCAGTGTGTAGGGAATAATCAATGTTTTATTAATCAGGTTAGTTTATAAGAAAGTATGGTATTGACATTAAAAATGAAGAGCGACAAAACAAGTAAAAAGAAATTAGGAGAACAAATATGAGAAACTTAATTTTAACATTCGCATTAACAATTGCGACGTTAATCGGTGCACAAGCACAAACAGCAGGAGACTGGTACGTGGGAACAGGTGATGTAGCTAATACAGCTTGGACTGAGTGGTCAGTATCTCCAACAATCGGCTACGGTGTAATGGAAAACCTTATGGTAGGTGCTTCAGTAAGCCAAGCGGATTCGACAGTGGATATGGATGTAGATTTCCACGCAAGATATTTTGTGAAAGGATATTTTGCTTATTTAGAAACTGACGGACTATCTACGGATGGTATGTCATTCGGAGCTGGTAAATTATTTACTTTAAGAAGTAACATTTACGTAGATCCAAAAGTCGTTTATAACACGGGAACTAAAACTACAAACCTTACATTAGGGTTTGGTTTTAAGTTTTAATTAAATAAATAATTTAATGCTCTTCATTAATTATTAATTTGAAAAACAAAAGGAGAATTATTATGGATTCAGTATTTAAAATGGTAAATGGTTTCTTCTCAGGATTGGGAACAATCTTTATGGGATTAATACCGCTAGCAATTTTATGGTACGTATTGACTGGGACTAGTGTTCTAGGAATGGACGTAGTCGGTAATATGACTTCACTGTTAACTACTTTAGGTAATGGTGGATTCATCGGACTAGTCGTACTAGTTATACTAGCTTCATTCTTCACGAAGAAGTAATGAATATTAAATAGGTAAAGCCCCCCATCTATTGGTGGGGGGTAATACCACAAAATAAATAAATATGAAAAAAAGAAATTTAAGGTTTTTAGGAAGACGTTCTAATGAAATAGACAAAAGAGCGCAATTCGAATTGTACAAGAAAGCAGTATTAAGAAAATTCCCAAATGCTGCAACACAAGGAACACCGGACGGAAGATTCTTCATAACGGAGAATGGAAAAAATATCATAACGGATTCAGATGAGGGGTTCCCCAATAAATTTAATTCCGTATTTGAGGCATGGCGAAATGCATCCGTATGTTGTCACGCCCAGCACACAATCAAAAGAAATTCCAAGATGTTTGACTTAGATAGTATATCAAGAAAAGTCAAATAAAATTTGGATAATTCAAAAAAATTTTTTATATTAAAATATATTATTAACTAAGACCGGCTTGCCCCCTTAATGCTAAAATAAGATGAAGAGATATAATAATCGAATCAGAAGAGAAGGTAGAGGACCAGGAAGTAGACTACCAATTAAACACAATCAAAAGAAACCATTCAATCCTGGGAGGTATGGTAAACTATGGAGTTCCATTGGATACAAATTAAGATATGGAAACCAAACTCCTATGGGAGATGCTACACAACCAACTATGGGTTATATATTAATAGATGGTAAGAAGCATGAAGTAACTTGGACAGAGGCTAATAAAATTATGGAGGCATGTCATGCACTCAAAGATGTTTATGCTAAAGCCAAGAGAATGGGAATCATCGAAGATAAAAGATCTGAGATGCCTACTGGAGGAACGTTTAATTTTTAAAGAAAGGAGTTAGAATGATATGATACTAAATTATATTTTATTATTTATAATTGGATTTATTGCAGGAGCAATAGCAGTAGCAGTTTATGTCCGTAAGAAGATGGGAATGCTACAAGCAGACTTATTAGATAAAACATTAATCACTAAGCTTATTAAAGAGCAGTTACCTAAAAGAAGTAATAAGCCTTATAAGAAGAGATACAATGGAAGAGCAAAAAAGAAAAAAGTTAACTAGGCTCGCTGATAAGATGTTAGAGGCACAGGATAAAGCAGATGCTTTATCTAATATAAATACGGGTAGTGGATTCAGTGATTCTGTAAATGGGATCCTGGATTCATTTGCCTCACCCGATTTAAGTACGAATGAATATATTGATAAGACTAAAAAGGCTATATCATTAGTAAAGAAAAATATTATATTAGCCGAGGGGCATAATAATTTTGATATAGATGAATATAAAAATGATAGAAAGGAATTATCAGATATATTATTTCTTATGCAAAGTTTCTTAGGAAACAAAAGCCATGAGGTTTTTAGTAAATCTAGCTTACAAAAAATTAATGCTATATATAAAAAACATAATGGTGTAAATAAACTACTTACTTAATATTTATTAATATATGGAAGACTTTTATAAAGACATGGAGAATAATGAGCTTGATCAGGAATTGGCTGATGAAGCAATGCGTAATACATATGACTTTATAATTAAAGGTTATGACTGGGACAGCCTACCTGAAGCGTATTGGATGTTAGACGATCCGGAGGGTAAAGAGGCTATTAATAGTTTAATAGATTACTTTACCGGAACAGAGGAATATGAAAAATGTGCCAAACTAGTTAAATTATTAAGGAAGAAGTAGATATTTATATATGACCGCTAGTACTTGTATTAGCTACATTCTTGGACGAGGGTTCGATTCCCTCCATCTCCACTAAAAGATATTTACGACATGGGGATGATCGGATTTGACAGGATGATAAGGATATAAGGAAGGTCACCGTAACAACTGGCGAACAAGTTGAAATGGCGATGGCTGCCTGATAGGCACCCTGACCCAACGGCGAACAGGGATCATGTCGTCAAAATCCCGGAGGCTAGAGGTTAAAATTTACTGCGTATGATAACAGATAATAACGGAACATGGGAAGATAATATGTTAAACAAATTCAAATATAAGGATTGGACTTTTGTTGAGTATATTAATCCAAAGAAGTCTTACCCAAATAAACGGATGACGTTCGATCCTACCAGACCATATAATGCTATATACACAACAGGGTTATCTAGTGAAAAGAAAGCTTATGATAGGATTATAAATTGGTTCAAACACCTCGAACACAATCTACCAGACGTTAATGAGGTATGGGATGCATTGACTGACGATGAAGCAGCTGAATGGTTTAAGAACTCTAAACCCGAATTTGCAAAATGGTGGGAATCATTGTCTATTAAACTAAAACATTATTATACGGATAGACTGGAGAAGGGCAAATCGTTATTACCCGATGATCTTGTTGACACCCCGGGTTCTAAAACAGGTTCACTCCAAATGACTGTTATAAATGACAAATTAGCTTTGTCTTCAAATGAGATAACAATATTAGATAAAGCAAAAGAAATGATTGAAGCTGTGAGAGGCGTAACTTCTTATGAGTATAGAACTACTATGAGAGAAGGAGAAGAATTGCATACTTACATATTTGATCTAAAATAGAGGTTAACATATAATTATAATAAAGGTGGACTGGATGACGCCTTATATTAACATTAAATTATTTAAGGAGATTTAATTATGACAACATTCTTACAAGAGAGGTTCTTACCAACGGACCTATTATTCAGAAATTTTTTTGACAATGAATCAATGTTCCAATCATTTGTGGAACAGAAACCTAATTACCCTGTAGACATTTATACTAATGATATGGGTGAATTATGTTTTGATATCGCTTGCGTTGGATTAGAGAAAGACGATATCAGTATTACAACTGAAGGCAATACTTTGAAGGTTGCTTATAAAAAACCATCAGTTGAATCAAACCCTTCAAATATAGAAGCTAATGATTATATCCATAAGGGTATAGCTAGAAGAAGTTTTGATATGGGATGGAAGGTAAGTCCAAAGTATGATCTTACCACAATCAATGCATCAATGCAAAATGGTTTATTAATGATACAGGTGCCTGTGTCTGAAGAAAGCAAACCAAAGACTATAACAATCAAGTAGGTTATATTTAGGTAATTCCAGTCCACCCTAGTTATGTACGAAAACATATTTTATAATAACGGCAAAGCATATAGAATCTTGAGAAAGATTAAAGAACACAATTTAGATCCTAGACCATATGGTGTATCAGACACCCACGAGAATAGAATGAAAATATTACAGGCTTGGAGGGATCATATTGGTGGTAATCATGTAATGCGCACGGCAATGACAGAACAATACTTAATTTGTGAGGTTATTGAAGAGGCAAAAATAATTGAAAAATAATTGCGTAAAAGGTTGCTTTTATGAAAAATTTTTATTATATTAATAAACATATAATATAATATGTAATATAGTATATAATATAATTATTTTATTATTTATTATATTTTATTATTATTATATAATTATTAATATATTATTAAGGAGAATACTACATGAAGTATAAACAAATGATCGAGAACAACTTGGAGAAAGCTACTAATTTATTAGAGTCGACATACCAAGGAATTGACAAGTCTCATATTAGTGCACCTGAGGCGATGAAAAGAATTGCACAAGCTAAAGAACATATTTTAGAGGTTCAACAAAAGATATCATTAAATTACGATAGCGCACAATAATGAAAAAAAGATTGTTTCCATTATTAATAGGCCTCGCGGCTTTATTGGTTTCTGGATCTGCGGCATTTTATTCTGTGTTCGGATTGAGTAAACTATTCGCGGGAGCATCAACCCAAGTAATCATAATGGCTGGGTCACTCGAGTTTGCAAAACTTGTGGTGGCTTCTTTATTATATCAATATTGGGGGACTATTAATAAGTGGTTACGATTTTATTTGTCGATAGCTGTATTTGTTTTGATGGTAATTACGAGTGGTGGTATATACGGATTCTTATCCGGGGCATACCAAGAAACTGCCACCAAGTCCGAATTTTTAGATAAGTCATTAGCTGTATTGCAAACTAAACAAAATAGGTTTGAAGAACAGAAGACTGATCTTAATATAGAGAAGACACAATTAAATACAACTATATCTGATCTGAGGACATCACTTTCAAATCCGACATCCGTATCCTATTGGGATGAGACTGCACAGCAGGTAATTACAACAACGTCTAGTTCTACAAGAAGAGCATTACAAAAAGAATTAGAATCAACAATTGTTGATAGGGATAATGTAAATCTAAGATTAGAAGCTGTAATGGATTCTGTGATGAGGATTGATACAGAACTACTAGAATTAGAAATTGGTAATGAAGAACAAAGAGAACTGGGTCCATTAAAATATCTATCAGAAACAACTGGTAAGGATATGGGTCAAGTTGTTAATTGGTTTTTATTATTAATTATATTTGTATTTGATCCATTGGCGATTGCGATGGTCGTAGCAGCCAACTTTGCATTTTCCCAAATTAAAAAAGATGGTATAAGAGTTGTAACCAACAAAGATGATATTAAAGATATACCAGATGGTGAGGAGTTTATATATTCATCAGAGCCTGCGATGGATTTTGATGAGCAAGTTAAAGCATCTTGCCCACCTGGATTGGAATTTGACACACCATATACTTTGGATGAATTAAAAGAAAAGTGGGGTGATGGTGAAGAAGATTATTTTAGTGACTTAGAATCTTTTATACCTGAGAACAAAGACAATCCATCTGATAAGTCAGGTTTGGAAATGAAAGAGGTTGATACTTATAAAGTATATGGAGAACCAGAACAAGAGAAGGTATTTGTAAAAAAATCAAATGCTGTACAAGAAAAAAAGGCCGATAAGAAAAGGCCTAAACCATTAAACTAATAAATTTTATATATGGCAACAAAGACTAAAGATAAGATAAATTATGAAGTTAAGTATTTAAAAATTAACAGATGGAATAGGCTCCCTGATGTTAAATACAGACATATGGAATGCAGGGAATGTGGAGCATTAACTGAAGTAGGTGAAGATGCTACTGCAGTCACATGTTATATATGTGTCCATAATATGACGGAACCCCCTAATATTATTACAAAGAAAAAGTCTGATAAGCCACCGGGTTGGCATTTTATGAATGTATATGTTCACAAGGATGGCACTGTATATCATAAGGGTGTTGAGCAACCTGATCTTAAAGGAACATTACCTATTACTAAAATAAAGAAGAAGAAAAAGCAGGAAAGAAAATTAAATAAATTCCAAAAAGCGGATAAGCGTAATAGGTTAATGGTCGAGTTACATAAGTTGAAGAAGAAACAAAATAAGGCCAAGCTTAAGAAAGATATTAAAGCTATAGGTGTATCCATTAGAAAAATCGAACGTGAATTAAAAAAATTCAAATAATTTGGATAATTCAAATAATTTTTGTATAATATAGTATGAAAGAAAAATTACAACCAATCGTATATAAGGCAACGGCTTTATTATTTATATTAGCATGTACTTTTATTTTTTGTGCAATGCTAGCAGGACCATTAATGATAGGGTGGAACTTTTCATTTGGATTGTTCATGGCAAAAATAACGTATACATTTTGTTTAAAAATATTATTATTATCAGTGTTGGGTTTAGCTTTAATAGGAGCCACATTAAATTATCTAGCTGGGAGAGATGGAGATGGATAAGATCATTTATACAAGAGGAACATATTCTAAAGAAGCACAGAAGATAGAGATGGACGTCAGAGAAAATTTGGATATATGGGATTTCAAAATGATATGTAAGAGACTAGCTGGTGCTTTGGGATATAATAATAAAAGCATCGAAGAAGCATTTGGTGAAAATCCTTCATCAAAAGAAAAAGATATTAAACGGTTATTGAAAGATTAATATGGCAGAAAAAGATATTAAATTAAAATTGGTATTAAAGAGATTCCCTCCGGGTGATAGATGGACTCCTGCTGATAATGATAATACGATATTTGAATCATTGACTGCAGGCATAGAATGGGTCTTCCAGCAAACGAAGGAAAAAGATTATGTGATAAAGGCAGGCGAGGGAAAGGTATACATATACCACGAACAAGACATATCAGAACCGGAACCAGAACCACCGAAAAGATATAACCTATATGGTGAATTTGAATAAATAAATAATTATGAATAAGAAAAATTATAATACATCGTTTACTGTTATAATGATTGTCTTAATGGCATACATGTTTCTAAACTCATTTAGATATAACAGAAATATTGAAAGATTGAATACAAAGATAGAAACCCTTACTGAAGAAGTAGAATGCTATGAAGCACTTGATGAATTTAATAACAGATATCAGGAAGAACTCGAGTCACAATTAGATTCACTTAATAATAGATATCAAATATTTGAAACCCCACCAGCACGTAATATGATAGATATAATCAACGCTATAATGGAAGTAGAGAGTAGTGGTGATTCAAATGCATATAATCCAAAAGAAGATGCGGTCGGTATATTACAGATTAGAAAGTGTATGGTTGATGATGTAAATAGAATTCTAGAAAGAAGAAAATCATATGTAAGATATTCTTATGGAGACAGGTGGGATGTACAAAAATCGCATGAGATGTTTAGAATCTTTTGTGAATATTATGGATTAACAACAGCAGAAGAAATGGCAAGATGTTGGAATGGAGGCCCAAGAGGAATTAATAACCCATACACAATGGGCTACTGGAATAAGGTAGAAGATATATTAGCATCGAATGAGTAGACATAATGAATTTTATATTGTAATAAAATGGCATTACAATCCAACTACAAATGAGGTTGGAAAGAAAAAACACTTGCCTGTATTAATGTTGGACTCGCATGGAGATCCATTAGAGTTTGATAGCAAAGAATCGGCAAATGAATTTTTGGAAATAATGAATATAAATACAAACCAAGGATTCAGATACGAAGTTAGACAGATAGGTAAAAAATATTTAAGGGTTACACAAAAAAAATCATAATATGAAATTAGACGAACAACAATTATTAGACAACTGGAATAAATTAATGGAATGTATCGCTACCGAATTTAGCGGCGAGCGACAGGATAAACTTGTAGAATTATATAATCATATGCAAGATAGAATGATGTATGCACCTGCAAGTTCTAAGGAACATTTCCATAATTGTTTTATTGGCGGTTACGTAGATCATGTATTAAATGTTATAAACTGTGCAGATCAAACATACGCGCTATGGAAAACATTAGGATCGGAATGTGAAGGATATACTCGGGAAGAATTAATATTCTCTGCCCTTAATCATGACTTAGGTAAAGTAGGTGATATGGAGGGACCTGCATATATTCCAAACCCTAGTGAATGGCACAGAAAGAATCAGGGCGCATTATACATACCTAACCCGGAAGTACCATTCTCTATGGTTCCGGATAGGAGTCTGTTTTTATTAAATCAGTTTGGTATTAAATATAGTTTTAATGAATTCCTGGGAATCAAAACACATGACGGTATGTTTGATGATGCCAATAAACCATATTTTATAGGCTACAATCCTTCAACACGATTACAAATAAATCTACCTTATGTATTGCACCATGCTGATATGATGGCGTCTAGAATTGAATACGAGAAATGGTTAAAAAATAAATCGGATAACCCGACTGTGTCAAAATCCACTTATAAAAAATCTAATACAATTTCGGATCCTAAAAAATCAATTAATACTGATAAAATTTTTAGTGATTTGTTTGGAGATAAATAATGTTAATTGCTATAATAATATTGAGCATTCTATTATGTGTTAGTTTATTTGCTAATTGGAATTTGCTCAGAAAAAATGAAGCACAGGAAGATGATATTGAATTTATGAATACATGGATGAATGATATCAGCACTAGAACCAATGACGTTTTAAGAAAAGCACGTTCCATAGATAGAAGGGGAATGTTTGAGAAGGATGATGAAGTTGGATCATTATATAGTGAGTTAAAAAAAATTATAGAAACATTAGAAAATTTAATAGTGAAGGTTAATGAGTAATCTATGAATAAAGAATCGGCTATAGAACAATTTTATATTAGACTTGAAAAGCGGGCTAAGGAAGAAGCGGAAAGACAAAAATATTATGACTCTTTATCGCCTGAAGAAAAAAGAGCATATCAGAAGTCGAAGAGAAAAAGAGGACGGCCTAAGAAAAAATATTATTTTACTGATGACACGCAGGATGCTATTATCGCGTATAATAATGATACAAATGATAGGCTACGCAACAAAGTATTTAACGAGTATATTTACAAAGCATTTCTTAAACTATCTGAAAATATAATACATACATTTAAGTTGTATCATTTTAATTGTACAGCAACACAACTTAAACATGAGGTGGTTTCTTTCCTATTAGAAAAGATGCACAAGTTTACACCTGATAAAGGTAAGGCATTTTCATATTTTAGTATAGTGGCTAAACACTATTTGATTATTAATAATAATAAAAATTATAAAAAATTAATTAATAAAGCCCCTATATTAAAAATAGATACACAGCGCGATCTGACTAATGAGATAGTTAGAGAAGGTATTATGGATGATCAGTATAATTTCATGAATCAATTCATATCATATTGGGAGGTACATATGTATAATACATATACCAAACAGAGAGACCTGAAAATAGTAGATGCAATATTGACCCTATTCAGGGAGAGACATAATATAGAAAATTTTAATAAAAAGGCATTATATATAGTCATAAGAGAAATGACTGACGTTAAGACATTATATATAACTAGGGTTATAAATTGTTTGAAGAAAAGTTATGCAGAGCTATACTTGGAATATGAAAAACGTGGTCAGATAACGATGCCTAAATCTTCATTCCTCAACTAATATTTTCACCTCCACTATATTTATATTAAAGGGAGAAACTAATGAGTTTTGATAAAGAATTATTTGAGGGCAAATCATTTTCAAATTTATTGGAAGACATATACAAAAATTCCAAGAAAAAAGAGATTCAGATAAATACATTAATATCTGAACTTAAACCACTGATATCAAATATCGGTGATGCAACTATCATAGTCCCACTTATAAAAGAGTATTTGGATGTTGCAGTAAAGAATGACGATGCATTAGTTAGAATGGCAGCTATAGTTCAGCGAGCAATGGCCAGAAATGATTCCGGAGAATTAGACGCATTACTGCTTACGGAAGATGAGAAAAAACAATTAATGGAAACGATTACTGAAGTGGAAAAAGAACCCGAATCCAAAAAAGAGGAAAAAATAGATGGCAAAGTGGAACAGACAGAACGCGAGTCAGGCACAGAATCGAATAAATGAATCTGCTAATGCAGCTAATCTAAAGACTAATATACCTGCAAGTTGGGAAACAGCTTTGATCGTAGATATCAAAATGAACTACGGGGAAGATATTCTCGGCAACAATCCCGAAATAGGACTAGGTTGGGTAAAGTTTAGAAGACTCGAAACTGATAGAGGTACCCCAGAAAGTAATTTGGAATGGGCGATGCCATTAAATAATATGACCACATATCCGGTAAAGGGGGAAATGGTTTTGGTCTCTAAAGGACCATCAGCCCCATCTGATTATTATCACGATGGAGATGTTAAGATGTGTGCATTTTATTATATAGGACCATTTAATTATAAAAATGCTGTAAATGAAAATGCAATAAGTCAGGTACTAGAAACTGATATAAATCTTAGTTCGGGAAATCCTGCGGACAATTATGTAAGGGAAAGTAATTCGGATCCCACATCGGAACAGGCGGATTTCGTATTAAACAAATATGGATATTCCTTTGTCCGAGCATCTAGTATATACCCATTACAGCCTTTAGAGGGCGACACAATAATAAATGGTAGATATGGCAATAGCATTAGATTTAGTACATCACAACCAAACCCATCGGGCTATCAGGAATTGGATGAAACAAAGGGATATTTGGACAATCCGTGGTCTGATAATGAAAATAATGTTGGTGAGGATCCTATATTAATAATAAGAAATGGTCAAAGTGATGAATCTAGAGATGTGATTCACACAAGTCCCGAAGCACTGCTTCCTATGTTTGAAAATTTAAAGGATGATAAAAGCAGTATATGGTTAACAGATGGACAGACCATAAATTCATTATCTGAATTATTAAATGACGCAACAGAAGACGGCTCTGGTGTAATGACAACATCACAAATTAAGGCTAACGGATTAGGAAACGTATACACTGATTTTGGAAAAGCAACCCCACAGGTTATAATAACATCCGATAGAATAATTTTTGCTGCAAAGGATGATGAGATATTATTATTTGGTAAAAATGGAATTGGGCTAGCTGCTGATAATGATATTGTAATTGAATCCAATGATACCATAACAATTAGTGCTCCTGTTATAGAACTCGCAGGGGAAGTAAAATATGGAGTAGGTGGTGGTAAAGCAATAAATGGTGAAAAATTAGTAGAACTACTAGAAGACTTGTGTGATGAAATTATGGGCCTAAGTGTTATTACAGCAACAGGCCCAGGGACTGCTAATCCGAGTCCTTCTATACAAAGCATAAAAGATAAATTGGCAGATGCTTTATCTAGCGGTGAAGATCAGGCTTAATGGAGTAATAAAATGCCTGTAGTAATAAAATCACGATTAGCTTGGGAAGCCCTTTTTGTACAACCAATTGCACAGCAAATGGATATGGGACAAGTTAAGGGCACATTACATCTATGTCAATTAATATCCCAACATTATGATTCTGTTATTAAAACAGGAGCTTGCAATTTTCCACCCACTGGACCAACACCCCCAGCACCCATGACAACGGGTAAAACACCATTATTCCAAACATCATTTTTTGTAGGATTAAAGGCATCCGAGGTATTAAATTTAGTTACTACCCCACCATTAGTTTTAGCGGAAAAGGCCTTAGCTAAAGCTATGAAAAAAAATAAAGATAAAATTGATAAGTTAAATGAGAAAAGGGAAAAATTAGAACCCTTAATTAAAAAGAGTAAACAGATTGCTGATAAATTAAAGGGTATAAAAGATGTATATGATAAATCGAAAGCCTTGGATTATAGGGGAGCAATAGATGCTGGAGCTAAGGAATTCGAAAGTCCTTTAATTCCCGGGTTCGATAAACTTAAAGAAAAGGCAGATGATTTAACAGAACCCGAAATTAAAAAAGAAATAAATAAAAAAATAGAAAAAGAAAAACAGAAACAATTAAAAAAATTAGAACCATTAAAATTAAAAATTCAAAAAAAACTTGATGAAATAGAAAAGAAAATTAAGGATTTAATAAATAGAGTAACTCAAAAGATAACTAAAAAAATAGCTGAAGCTCAAATGAAAAAAGCTAAGCTAGCTGCCGACACTGCTAAAGCGGCTTCAATGAGTTATGTCCAAACTGTTGAGGCTAATATAGCTCTAGCCAAACAAAAAATAGCCGCAGCTAAGGAAATGGTAAAAAAAATAAAAATAATGGTTGCGAACGGGATTAAAATTGTAGCATGGGTAAAGGGATTAAAATTATTTATTAATAAATTAAAAGAATTTTCAAAAAACATACCAGCGCTTAAGGATTTATTAAAACCACCTTCTCCACCACCACCACCAAATTTACCAGGAGGTAACATATTAGGTTTTGGGAAGATGAATTTGGATATAAGATCTAAGGAATTTGAATTACCCGAGTTACCCGACCCACCAGATGTAACTTCATTAGTTGAAGAATTAAAGGAGAAAGGTGTAGATGCTGTTAAAAATAATCCCGATCTAAAAAGAAAAACAGCTAAATTGGAAGCCAAGATAGATAAAACTAAAAAGAAAATAGAAGCTAAACTAGAAAAGATTCAAGCTAAGATAGATGAATTAAAGAAAAAAATCGAAGACAAAATTAAAGAAATAAAAAAGAAAGCTATTGCTGCAGGAAAAAAATTATTAAAAAAAATGATACCACCGGGGGACAAGGATCCAACAGCTAAGGCTAAAATAATCAAGGAGAAACAAAAAAAGATAAAAGAGTTATTAGCCAAAATAAAAAAATTAAAAGAACAGGTGGAAGAAGAGGTTGTAAAACGAATTGAACAAATAAAAAAATTAATAGCAAGAGGTAAAGCAATAATGGCTATAATTGATTTGGTAAAACAGGGTGGTGTTAAAAATTATATGACCGCAATCGATGAGGGAGCTAAACCATTTGAAAGTCCAACAATTCCTGGATTTGATAAGCTGAAGGAAGAAAAGGATACATTTACTAATGAGGAACAGTTAAAAAAAGCTATAATGAAAAGAGTTGATAAAATAAAGGAAAAGAATCAAAAAAAATTAGAAAAGTATGAAAAAAAATTAGAAAAAGCAAAGGCACGTATCGAGGAAAAAATGAAACCGATAGAGGAAAGGTTAGAAAGGTATAAATCGTTTGTTACTAAAATAGCTAAACCACCTGTACCAGCAGAAGTAACTCCATCGGGAAAATTAATCGCATCGGCACTATCAGTAGGATTAATTACTTATTGGACTGCAGGCCAAGTAGCATTACCGGGAGGTATGATTACCTTTCCTGGATTACCACTACAATCATTAAAAACCTTAGATGGTGAACCGGCTGTAGAAGCGGTAGCTAAAGTGTTTAATAAAGATAGTGAGATGGATAATGCTGATAAAATGAGAACATTAGCTAATGTTTTCGACGTGCACGCAAAAACCGTAACGGGAACATGGATGATGCCAACACCTGGTGGACCTGTATTAACACCATGGATTTCTTACGGATAATTTAAGGTTACAAATATTTATATTAGAATGGAGAGTTAACATGAAAAAGAATGAATTTGTTAAATTAATTAGGGAAACTGTATCAAAGGAAGTTAGACGTTCTATAAGAACAGAACTAAATGAAATTCTAAATCCTAGAGATAACAGTGTAGATACATTTAATGAACAGATCCAAAATGGTGTGCAAATGCATAGACAGGCAGAAGCCACTCCAAAATCAAATGTCGAATATACTAAAAATTCCACATTAAATGAATTATTAAATGAAACAGCAAATGATATGCAAGCTTATCCGACTGCTGGAAGACAATTATCAGCAGCAGATGCAGTAGGTGGCAAATCAGCACTAGCAGCTGCAATGGGGTTACCATCATTAAATCAAAATGCAGGACCTACTACTATACAAGAAATGGTACCAGCAGACAGACAAGGTGCACCAATTCCAGACGCTGTTTCTAAAGCATTAACTAGGGATTATAGTGGTTTGATGAAAGCAGTAAATAAAAAGAGAGGTAAATAATTATGTCTAATGTTCCAAATTGGCAAATGAATAATGATCGGCTATATGGTAGTTCGGCAACCTACCAATCAAGAATAGCAGAAAATGGTGGTGGCTTACAAGTAATACAAGATGCAGTATCTAATTATGGTGTTGGTATTACACTTCCATTTAACCCTGATGAACATAGTCCATATGGAATGAAATTAGCATATAGCACTGCACAGGCGGTACAATCTGATTTGATTAACTTAATATTAACACAGAAGGGTGAAAGATATAGTAATAAAGAATTTGGAACCAATTTACACAAGTTTTTATTTAGACAAAACACCTCGGAAATAGTTCCTTTAATAGAAGAAGAAATAAGAGGTGCATTTCAAAAATATGAAACTGAAACTCAAATCGGAGTCCAAATTATATCTTTGAATGTAAATAGATATAATGAAGATGGTAAAGAAGGGCATGGAATAACTATACAGATTAAATATCGAGTATTGGGAGATATACAAGAAATATTAACAACATTAATGAATAGAAATGATGGTCCAATTTTTGCATCATATTCTACTACAAGTGATAACCTTTGGAACTACGGTAAACCAGCAAATTGGCAGGATGGTGAAGACCCTGTTAAAATAGATAATGGTTATGATGATGATGAATTTGTAGTATAGGGAATATAATATTATGGCTTATAATAATGACATAGAAAATAAAGATATAAACTATTTAGGTAAGGATTTTAATAGTTTTAAGAATAATCTTACGGAATTTGCTAAAACATATTTCCCGACAATTTATAATGATTTTTCGACAGCTTCACCTGGAACGATGTTTATAGAAATAGCATCATATGTGGGTGACGTTTTGTCATATTACATGGATAGTCAATTAAAGGAAAATTTACTTCCATTTGCAAAGGAAAGATCTAATATTGTTAATATGGCAACTACGTTAGGGTATAAAGTATCGCCAACAAAAGTATCACAAGCTAAAGTGACCACCTTTATTATTATACCAGCAAACACTGCAGGAAGTCCTGATTGGAAATATGCACCAACTTTAATTCAGGATAGTGTATTTCAATCCTCAGATGCCAATCAAACATTTACAACAACCAGAGATGTTGATTTTAGACATTCTTCATCACTAGATCCAACAACAACAACTGTTTATAAGATAAACTCAACAACCCAATTACCATCATATTTTTTAGTAAAAAAAGATGTTAATGCAATAAACGGGACTAGAAAATCTACTGATATTGTAATAGGAAATGATACCCAACGATACAGAAAAGTTGAATTGCCGGAAACAAATGTTGTTGAAATAGAATCTGTAAAAGACTCATCAGGTAACACATGGCATGAGGTTCCATACCTAGCCCAGGAAACCGTATTTATAGATAGAAACAATACATCTGAAATTGATAGTGTGTTAAGTGATGGAGCAGGGTCCGCACCTTATTTATTAAAATTAAAAAAGACTTCTAAAAGATTTATCACAAGAACGACCCCCAACAATAAAACCGTATTGGTTTTTGGTTCGGGAATTAATACCGTTGCAGATGAATTAATCATACCTAATCCCGAAAATGTTGGTGGTAACAATCCGGATGGGGTAAGTAAATTAGATAGAGCCTTTGACCCATCTAATTTTTTACATACTAAAACATATGGTCAGGCACCATCAAATACAACATTAACCATTAAATATAAAATAGGTGGGGGATCAGTATCTAATGTTTCGGCTAATACAATCAATTCGGTTGTAACTGCTAATTGGTCTAATGCAAGTGTTGACTTATCCGAAGGATTACTTAATGATGTAAAAAATTCATTGGCTGTGGAAAATCAGGAAGCAGCACAGGGAGGATCAGGCCCGGAAACACCATCTGAAATAAAAAGAAATGCTTTGGCATATTTCCAAGCACAGAATAGAATAGTGACTAAAGAGGATTATTTGGGTAGGGTTTATTCTATGCCTCCAAGATATGGTTCAATATCTAAAGCATACGTAGCACCTGATACTATATTACAAAAAGTAGCTGATTCGGAAGAATATCAATCCGTATCAAACAGTAATGCCACAAATATATATGTTTTAGGATATGATAAAAATAAAATATTAACTAATGTCAATCAAGCTACCAAAGAAAACTTAAAAACATATCTAACACCATACAGAATGTTGACGGATTCTATTAATATAAAAAATGGGTTTGTAATAAACATAGCTGTAGTTTTTGATATCATTCCTTTACCGAATTATAATAATAATGAGGTATTGTTAAAATGCATATCTGTAATTAGAGGCCATTTTGATATAGATAGATGGCAGTTTGGAGAACATATTACAATTAACAAAATAATTACAAAAATAGCAAATGTTGAAGGAGTACAATCAGTTCAAAATCTAGAGATAAAAAATAAATGGAGAGCATCAGCCGGGTACTCGGGTAATAAATATGATATAGTAACTGCTACTAAAAATGGTATAATATACCCATCAATCGATCCAGCAATATTTGAATTAAGATTCCCGACAAAAGATATTTCGGGTAAGATATCAACGTATTAGGAGCTAAAAAATGATATATAGCGTATTTCCAACAAAAGACACAACAATATACGAAAATTCAGCTTCGATGAATACTGGTATAGATGAGATATTAGAAATAACTAAATTAATATCACAATCGGCTGAACCATACGGTGATAAGATTTATAACTCAAGAACATTAATGCAATTTGATATGGCAGCTATATCACAATCTATAGTAGATGGAGTTATTGGTAAAAGTAATCTAAAATTTTATTTAAATTTATTTATATCTGAAGCATCTGACTTACCATATAGTTATGGATTAGAGACACGAGCAGTATCTGAATCTTGGGAAATGGGTATTGGTAGAAAAAATCATTATCCCACAACAAAAGAGGGAGCTAGTTGGACATATAGAGATGGCGCCAATGCAGGCAATAGTTGGACTACGTCTTCCTGGGCAGCATCATCAACCGGTAGTTGGACCACAGCTTCTTACAATGAAACTGTAGGTGATAAATCTGGTGCAGGAAATTCAGGAGAAGGAGTAACTGTAGCTGGTGGAGGAACTTGGTATACTGATTCTAATTATTATGCTTCACAAACTTTTACATATCAATCTAATGATGTTAGAATGGACATTACTAATATGTGCAAAAAATGGATGTCTGGAAGTATTCCAAACCATGGGCTGATACTAAAAAGAAGTGGTTCGGAAGAAAGAGATTCTAAGGATAGGGGTTCTCTAAAATTCTTTTCTAGAGACACTCACACAATATATTCTCCTAGATTAGAAATTTGTTGGACAGACAGAAACTTTTCTACAGGATCATTGGATCCTTTGGATATCTTAGATAAAGATAATATAGTGTATATGAATAATAATAGCGGTCAATATAAAGAAAATTCTAGAACAAGATTTAGAGTTTATGGTAGAGAAAAATATCCTGCTAAAACATTCGCAACAAAATCAGCAGCACTAACGGTTAAATACTTACCTAGCAGCAGTTATTATTCAATTAAAGATGCCCACACAGAAGAAGTTGTGGTTCCTTTTGATACAAAATATACAGCACTATCATGTGATTCGAATGGTAATTATTTTGATTTATATATGGATGGTTTACAGCCTGAAAGATATTATAGATTTGTGTATAAAGTAGTATCAGGTAGTAGAGTAGAGTTTTATGATAAAGATTATTTATTTAAAGTTGTGAGATAATAAACCATGCCAGACGATTTAGAAAGATTACAAGAACAACTAGACGAACTAGAAAGCGGGCAAGTTTTAACTGATGGTGAAGTTGCTGAGTTGATAGAAGAAGAAGCTGTCGATTTGTTACAATTCGGCCCGGATGACTTTGGTCCTTATAGAAGTTATCTACATACTGATGGTAATGAGCTATGGTCTGAAGAAGTAGATGTTTGGAATTTAGATCAAAATCCGGGTGTGGATAGCTTAACAGAATTAAATTCATATTCTGGGTGGTATCATATTAGAAATTTTGGCACTCAATATGAAACTATAATTCCTACAGAACATAAAGATATAGAATATGATGGTCCTCCATTATACACAAAAAGAAAATGGTTTGAAAAATATGGTTTATTGGAAGCACTGGGCGCCTTAGATGCACCTGTTATTAAAGGATGTACAAATCCGAATGCATGGAATTATAACCCAATGGCTGATGAAGATGATGGTTCATGTTGGGTAGTTCCTGGATATTTTTTAGGACAGATACCAGATCAAACAATGAACAATTTGCATACAACAGGTGGAGAATTAATATTAGCTTCTAATAATCAAGAATATCAGGGTTACTATCATGTTCATGGCCCGGGAGACTTGCCAACAACATCAACAGGCGAACTCATAACTGCAGGAACCATAATGGCAGGAAGAACATTTACAGGAAACAACGCTGTGTTATTACCAGTAGATCCCGCAAATAGGTTCTTAGCATATAATGCAGGTGAGGATGTAACAGAACTAGAAGGCCAAAGTATGAGACATTGGTATGATCTTATCATAGCTGATGGTATAGATACTACATCATTAGGAGAAAATTTGAACAACCAAAGTGATATTACCAATTTTACAGCTATAGTAGATACAACCACAGCTGGACAAAATAGGGATTTTATAGCTTTTGATAATTTGGTAACTGCAGCCGAGTCCGTAGCTATATTAGAACAAACAGATTATGAATTTAATCATTTAATAGAAGATGAAACAAAATCACCAGGTATATATGGTTCTAAACCTAAGATTACCTCGGATCTTAATACTATAGAATTTAGTGATGATCCAGGCCAAGCACCTCCGGGCGAAAACAATCTCCCGGTTGCATTAAATAGAGATGAAGTAGCAGGAAGAGAATAATGTCAGAAACCAAAACGATATATGTAAAAGATAATATCAGAACAGTCGTCCAGGGCTCTAATTTAATATTGAGCGTTGGTGTGACACATAATTCTTTTGTTAATTCTGCAAATGATAATACATTACATTATCTATGGACCAAAGATGGTATTCCCTTTGGAACAGAGGAAGGCGATCTTGCATATCATGATTATAAAAGACCCAGATCTTGGTGGGATAGACCATCTATTGAACTTAATGATATACGAGTAGATGACGCTGGAATATATCAGTGTGAAATCTCCAATCAGTTCGGGACAGTGACATCTGAGCCAACAACCGTAGAAGTTTTGGATGTTTTGGAAAATAATTTATTAACGAAGAATATAGTTCAAAATGGAGAACAAAGATTAGGAGATGCGGGATGGTCAGTAATAGAGGGTTCCATGGAACAAGTAGCTCCCTATTTTTGGGATAGTAATAAAAAATTAGGATGGGTATCTACATGGGATATGTCACCATCAACTCGTCACATAATCGATCAAGAAATATACCCAAAACCAGACAAAGGTGATAGGGTATTAGGTCCGTTTGCTAATAGAAATTTACATAATGAAATAAAACTACATCAGGAAATAGATTTAACACAAATAAAAGATGTGATAGATAGAAAAATAGAAGGTATAGAGGAAGTTGATCTTAGATGCGGTGCTTGGTTAGTGGGAAAAAGATTTCATGTGCATGATACTCACTGTTATACTAAAATAGATGATGATGGGGATGTTAACTGGAGAAGGGGTATTGCATCAGATGATTCCTCCCACGAGAGAAATGATCACCCGGCTTTTTGGCATATCAAACAAGCATTTATAAATGATATGATTAGAATAAATTTTATTTTATTCAATGATAGGGACGATGAAATAAGAAGAGTTCAGTTAAGTAATACACGAAATAGTTATCAAAGAACCTTAATGTGTTTCAAGCACAGAAGAATAGGAATGCCGATCGGGGCCAGAAAATTAAGAGTGGAATTAGTAGCTCATAGAGACGGTAGTAGGGCTTGGGATAGATCAATGAACGACATAAGATTTAAATCTATTCTTACTGGTTGTTGGGGAATAAATGCTAGAATTATTGTAAATAGATTGGGTGATGATTTTAATAGACAATATGAAACATGGGAAATGCCTCGTAGAGCAGCTCTAAACCCCGCTGTATTAAAATATAAATTTACAGAGTGGAGTCAATTAGAGGAATGGAATGAAAGAGCAACTTGGGGGAATGGAAGTATGGGTGCAGTAAGAGATACCGCATACCCATTATCCACCTGGGTAGGCTCTGTCAAAGATTTTTATAGATGGCCAAATGAAGAAGAAGGGATAAGAAATAAACATATATGTTTTAATATTTATAGACCCAATACGGGAATCGAACCAGAATCTTCGTGGGATCATAATCTGCCTTGGAGCTCTTGGGTTGGGTATAGTAAAACGTCAAAAACTAGTCGGCCGGACATGGATGATGCAGAGGATATTTATTTTGGCAAACCGATTATGGTTAGACATGCGGCAATGGCAGCACTGAATGTAAAGAGAATGAATTTAGAATGGCTCAAGGATTTTAATAATAATCAAATGGATAGGGATGGTAAATCGGCTATATATTTCCAATTTAGCATACCGGCATTAACTAGAGATCAGGAGGATCTGAGTTCTGTTATGACAAAAAGAAGAATTCTGGTTATGGCTGGAGCTAATATAATTCCTGTTATTAGACAAAAATTATTATACGAAGATATAGATGATGCTATTTATGAGGTTCATAAAAATACTGATAACTTCAAACCCCATCTAAACAAATTAGAAACTATGCAGGGAGCATGGTCTTTTGAGGATGGAGATTATACTTTTCTAAAAAGACCAATATACGATGTATTCAAGCAAATTACTCATAGTGGTATTTCCGGGACACAACATTGGTCTGATTTTGATGACTTTTTAAATGATCCTAGTGATAATTATGTCCTGCCTAATATGTATTGGGGTCTGTGCGGTTTATATTGGTTTATGATGGACTACAATCCACAGGATATATCAATTACAGGAATCAGTGAAGATGATATTAGTGAAATTAAAGTTACTTTAGAAGATACCATGAATTGGAATAAAATATATCAAATACTACAAGCTCAGACACAAGTTCCTGAAGAAGTATTTAGTGCTAAGGAAGAACAAATAAAAAATATGATAAAACAACGTTTAACTTTTCATTTACTGGACTGTGCTTTTAGGGCTATGTTGGAAAGAATGAAATCGGAAGAATATAGTGGCCATTATAAAGATGCAAGAAATTATGGTCATAGTAAGGCAGTAACTGAATCACCTAGAAATAATTTTGGATATTCACCGGATTAATAGGAAAAATATAAATGGCTAGAATAACATTAACACCAAATTTACCAGGACGCAAGTTTTTAACAAACTTCGGCGTATCTAGTGATGATCGCGTTATTATGCATGTATATAATACCGCGGGTAATTTTATAATATCTACTGTTGTGGATCCCGGGGATTGGTATACTTCTAGCACAAATTCTGATGGGTCCATCCCAGAAAAAACTTCAGGCGCCACATTAGTAGATATAGAGGCCGCACTAACAAAGGCTGGATTCTCATCAGGCGAATTTAATGTAAAATTACTTTTCGTTAGAAACCACTTAACAGGAATACCGATTGATGAAATATCAGAAGATTTCAAAGAAATAAAAATTACAGGTGAAACTATAGAACAGTTAAATAATGATCCAGAAATTGCTGGTCAACAATATGCATCAAAATACCATATGCTTTGGTCCGCGATATATAGATTGCATGAAGTTCGATATATAGGCGATGACCCTGGTAGTATGTTTACCTTGCCTCTTATTATTGAAGAAGGTAAAGGTGATGTATCTCATGTTATAAATTTATATGCTGAGGGCGGTGCCGCTTTAGATGATAATAAAAATGTTTATCTAAAATTACTTACCCCATTAAAAACAGAAGGCCAATCGGTTATTAACATTTCTGTATTATGTTCAGATATAGTAGATATTAATATTAACTTACAGACACCAGTTGCCTCTGAGGGGTTTAGATTACTTCATCCTAATTTTGAATTAAATTTAGACGGTGTAAAATCTTATGGTACTGCTGAAAAGACATGGGATGAAATACTAGGATCTGGTCAAGAAACATCCCAGCAATTAATATCTAAATTTGTTAGTGGAAGTTGGGGAGAAGGTGTTGAATTAAATATTGATTATAGGGATTTTAATAATTTTATACATTTTAGTTCTGCAGAAGAAAGATTAAGAAATTTTCATTATAAAATGACCCTCATAGAAGATTATAGATCGGATATTAATGATCTAAATAATTTATCAGGAGCCGGAACGGAAGCTACTGGAAATATACAAATAAAAAAACAACAAATAGATGCCTTGTTAAATGGATTTGATGGATATGAAAGATTTTTGTACTATGGCTCAGGTTCAGGAGATGACGGAAATATAAAATACGAACCATCAACATGGCCCAAATATAATAATACAAAACCATACTGCAATGTATCATCTTCAGATACTGTTGTTAAAAAATGGTTTGGTAACACAAGCACAAGTAGTCCATTTTTTGGAGGTCAAGTATATTCTGCATCTATGCATGATAGGGATAATCAGGATATGCTATTAAAAGCTCTTCCAACATTTATATTGGACGACCCACAAAATAGTACAATGTTTACCTATACACATATGTTAGGTCAGCATTATGATATCCTATTTAATTATATACAAAATCTAACAAGTATTCATAGCAGGGAAGAGGACCCAAATATTGGTGCACCTAAAGAACTATTATATGATATAGCCCAATCATTGGGAACCCAATTATTTAATGGTAACGTTAATGAAGATCTTTGGTCCTATGCACTAGGAACAAATCAGTCCGGAACAACATTACAAACTGGGTTAGGAACAACATCAGGATCATTGCCTACAATTTCGGGTTATGATAGAACGACTGAGATATGGAATAGAATAATCAATAATTTACCTTCGTTATTAAAAACGAAAGGAACTGAAAGAAGTATTAGAGCACTTGTAAATTGTTATGGTATACCATCTTCAATTTTAAGAATTGTAGAATTTGGTGGACCGGATTTAGAAGGTCAAAATTCCCAATTTGCGATCAATAGATATGCTAACGCACTAAGATTTTCAGGAACAGATAAGATAACACATGACTGGACAAAAATAGATAAACACCACCCTAATTCACATATGAATTTCTTTCCAAATACAATGGAAATGAGAATTAAAACTTCATACAAAAGGAATCAGGTATTATGGGCGGATATCCAAAGCAGCAGAGGTCTTGTATTAGAACACAGTTCTTCCGCACATTTAACTTATAAGGTTGGTAAATCTCCATATGGAAGATTAAAATACTGGGCTTCGGGTAGTATAGAGAATAACGGCCAAGGGGGAATTGTATCTTGCTCCACAGCTTGGACTCCGCTATACGACGGAGATTGGTGGAATATAATGTTAAGACGAACAATGCCTACAGGTTCTGGAACTCCAGCTCACCAAAAATTACAACCTGTAACATTTGACGTATTTGCAAAAAAATCAGCAGATCATTCCCAGGGTAGAATAACGCATGCGGTATCAGCTAGCACCAGAACAATATCCGGATCAGTTAATCAAAATCATTGGATAAAAGCGGGCGTCCAGAATCAAACTATAGGACTTAGACCAGATGAATGGGATTCAACAAATGGTTGCCCTGCTGACATTAAAGCGGCATGGCCGGAAGATTATGGATTTAGTGGGTCAATGCAAGAATATAGATTGTGGATAAATAGACTATCAGTCGGGGCATTTGATCAACATATCCAAAATCCTCAAAGTATTGTTGGTAATAATTATTCGTCATCATATTATGATTTAGTAACTAGATTCCGATTAGGAACGGATTTAAAAACATATGATCATAGTTCATCGGGAAATAAGATAATATCTAGTAGTCATCCTTCTGCTCATAAATATGTAGACTGGTCTACTAACGGCGGATTACAATACGGATACGCTTCAGGTTCAGGATTTAGTAAATATGGTAATGATTATGAAGACGTAGAAGAGGTGTATTATATTAATATGCCAAGTACGGTTGGAAACAGTCCTACTAGTAATAAGATTAGAATAGAAGATAATAAATTACCACAAGAGACTGCAGCTGATGGGGAAAAGTACTCAATACTTTCAAGGCATACTCGAAAGGAACAATCATCGTTAGACACTGCGCCTATAGATACCAATAAGATAGGTATATATTTGTCACCAACAAATGACGTAAACATAGATATAGCAAACTCAATAGGCCAAACACGATTAGATCAATTCGTTGGCGATCCGAGAGATCAATATAAAAATGAATATACACAATTAAATAATATTCGCAACGAATACTTTAAAAAATATTCATCAGGAAAAAATCTTTGGGATTATATCAGGCAGATAGAGTTTTTTGATGGTTCTCTATTTAAGATAATTAATAAATTTATTCCGAGTAAAGCTAACGAATTATCAGGGTTATTAATAGAGCCAACAATATTAGAAAGAACTAAAATTGAAAGAGCACAACCTGTTCTGTCGGAAGACCAATTTAAGGATCCGGCTACCATAAAAATGGATTATAATACAACAACTCCTAATGATATATTTGTAACATCATCACATGCAAAAATATATGGTGAATACATTATGACATCAGGAAGCTTAAAAAATATTAACCAAACGGAAAATATTATTTATCATTTTACGTCTTCAAATGATGTAGTATATAAAACAGGAAGCGCAGGAGTTCCTTGGGAAATGTCGATTGTTGGAACTGGACCTATCCATAGCAGACATGGATATAATATAAGAGAAGATGGTTCTAGATATTTGCAAACACAAACTGTTATACATAAAGGAACAGATTCATATACGAAAGGATCCTCATCTATACAATTAGCTAGCATAATTTCTAGAGAAGGAACCAATCCCGCAATTACAGCATCGAGAGTATCTAGTATTTATAAAACAAAACAATATTTTTATAGTTCTTCTATAAGTGCATCTAATCATATGTTATACTTAGATGCGGGATCTTGGAGAGGGCCATTTGAGTATGCTAGAAACCCTAAACAACCATATAGAAAAACACCCAATGGTCAATTTGGCGCACACCTGGGTTCATATAAAAAACAGGCGTATTCTAGTTCAATAAAATTTGCGGAAGTTAATATTGATGACAATACTGGAATACAATTACTATCATTCATGGGAGCTCAAATGCGTGGAGCGGATTTCAATATACCAAGTTCCCAAACACCTGATGGAAATGCAGTAGTAGAATATTTTGAAACAAATCCTAATTTATTATTTAGCGCAGCAGAAGCCCAGGCAGGTAAAGGTGAGTTGCTATTATCCGGTGAATTGCCTGCAGAAGTATCTGTTATGGGCGGTCAAAAGGGTGATATAATTCCAGGTTCTCAACAACCAGGACCTCAGGGTCAAACAAATGGATATTGGTTAAATAATGGGTATGAAATGGTTTGGATAACAGCAAGCCCACCTAATACATCTTGGGCAGGTGGTAAATCAGGAAAATAAATGAAAGAATATTTAGAGCAACATATAATTATAATAAAGGACAGCTTTTTACTATAAGTATATATTTATATGTAGAATAATAAGAGGAAAAATTATGGGATATTTAGACAATAGTTCAATTACAGTGGACGCAATATTAACAAAAAAGGGAAGGGAACTTTTAGCAAAAGGTGACGGTTCTTTTCAAATTACAAAATTTGCCTTAGCGGATGATGAAGTGGATTATAACCTTTGGAATCCGGCACATGAGTTAGGTAGTAACTATTATGGAACAGTGATAGAAAGTATGCCTGTAGTTGAGGCATCACCTAATCAACAACATGTAATGAAACATAAACTAGTTTCACTTGGACAAAATACAACTAAATTACCTATAATTAATATTGGAAGCACTGCACTAGGACCTTTAGACCAGGGACAATCAATTGTCATAAGTCCATCAACACCTAACTTACCCGGCTCAAATGGAACGGCAGGTTATACCGCGATATTATCAGATTCAGATATAGCATTTTTGGATGTAGTAGGTTCAGCAACAACTGGAGGTTCATATTCTAATGTATATAATACAACAACCGAAGGAACTCCTGTTAATAATACAGTAACTGTATCTGGAAATTCATTTAGAATCACAGCTAAATCGTTATCTGCAGCAGGATCAGCAACTGTTACATTTATAGGTAATGAAACAGGAGGTTCATTAACAGTATCTCTTGCTGTAAACTTGGACCCAAATAAATAGGAGAAATTAAAAAATGGCTAAGATATATCAAGCATTTACGAGCGATGACACAATTTATGGAAAACAGGAAATAGTTACATCAACAGCATGGTCAGATAATAGTGCTACACTAGCAACATTTTTTACATCATCTACACAGAGCGGTAGCTCAGGTAATTATTACTTAGAAATATATGATAAAGATATCAATTCAGATACTACAGCTGTACCTCAATTTTCTGTGGCATATGGAAATATAGACGGCAGTGGATCATATAAAACAACAGGTGGACGAGCTGGAGATTCTCCAACAAAAGCTATATTCTCGCAATATAAACAATTATTATTAGATGATGGAACAACTACTTGGACAACAACTGATGGTGCCGGAAATACAAGATCCGTTAAAGAAATATTTGTTATTAATTTCAATAGAGCTAGGGCAAAAGAAGCACTAGACCCAGGAAATTGGGAACTAACATTATCAGGTTCAGTTGGTAAAGCACCCGTAAAATTTATAGATAACAGTGCAGATGCAGCAGGAGAAATTGGAACTGCAGGAGCTAGTTATGATATTATTAGTGGTTCAATAGGAACAACTGGAGCTCATACAAACAATAAAACTAGATACGGAAAGGTGTATCCTGAACAAGGAATTTTAATATTTGATGCAGGATTGATTTCATCTAGTTCTATGGGTATTGTAGCTACTAGGGGTAGAAGAAGTGGATCTAATACGGCAGATACACCAGCAGAACCGGCTAAATTTTATAATCACGTAAAAGGAGGAGCATCGTTTAAAGCTAGAAACGCTCAACAATTAACATGTGCATATTATTTTGTAAGAGTAAAAAATAAAGATTATAATTATAGTAATAATCCTTCATTTGTTACTGGTTCTAATGGAAGTCTAAAACATGCGACAATGAAGCAAAACCCACAAGTTTATATTACAACAGTTGGTATGTATAATAATGCAAATGAATTACTTGCCGTAGCCAAGCTTAGTAAACCATTACTAAAAAGTTTTTCAAGAGAAGCTTTAATTAAAGTAAAATTAGAATACTAATTATAGTTATATAATTCTTAAAAAATATGGCTTCTTTATATTTATTATAGAGAAGCTTTTATTTTAAGGAAATCAATATATGGCAAAAATAGGATATTTTAAATCATTCAAACCAGAAGATGTATCTCTTCAACCATTTGTGGCTAATAAGGTTTGGACTGTAACAGGCGGAGCGTTAAATGCATCGATACAATTAACGGGAAGTCTAATTACTGGTTCTAATCATTATATAGCATCTTTTTCTTCTGCTTCTAAGAATTCATTTATATCAGCATCATCATCTGAACCTGTATCGAATACACGTTATAAATTTATATTACATTCTAATATAGACCAATTGTTTTATAGATATAACTCTAGAGGCATGGAAAATGATGTAAATGCCCAACCATGTCAAATGAATGATCCCGGTAGACAACATAGAGATTTGCATTCACAAGCCCATATAATATCAATTCCCCAATCATTATGGGGAGAAGGTATAAAAGCTAATACTATAAAAATAATGGATAGTGGAGTGACCCCAACAATAAGATTAGAGGATGATGGATATACTAATTTGATAGACAAAACAATATCTACAAGTAGTATGGTTGGTAAAGAAAATTTAATGATTCATATACCCTTTAGTGATGGATTTAGATATGACAATCCTGTTGACAACCCTATATCTCAAGGTAGATATTATGGTGAAAAACGTGGATTAGATTATAAAGGCCCCTATCCATATAATGTATCATCTCATAAGGTAAAATATAAAAAGGGAATGAATGGGTATGCATTAAATACGCAAGGTGTAAGTGGAAGTTATGTATTAGCAAAAAGACAGGGCCCTGAACAAACAAGACTGGGGATTGATCAAGAATTTGCAATTGGAATGTGGTTGAAAATACCAACAAGTCAGTCTGTTAGTCAAAGTAGAGAAGGAGCCTTTGAATCCTACAAAAACCTACCAGCTGGAGACGGTAACACGTATTTTGTAAAAAGAAGACCATTAAGTAATCATACAGAAAATGTAATTATTTCTAAGAAACAAAAAGACGGTCTTCCGTATCCATTTGAAATTTCAGTAGGTAATTCATGGGGTTCAAATGATGGTAAAATTATCTTTAGAAGATCAACAGGTGTTACCACAAAAACAATTATATCTGCTGATAAATATAATGATAATACTTGGAGACATTTTTTGTTTCAAAAAACAGGCTCTAAATTGGAAATGTATTGTAATGGTCAAAGAAAGGGACTAGTGAATGATTTTACTGACACATCTTTATCGACAATATCGGATGCACCAATCCAAATAGGCGCAGCAAGACACATCCCAGCATATGAATCATTTTATTCATCTAGACCGGGTCTTTTGGAAGGCAGTGCTGAGTTGTTAAGTGATTATGAACCGATGGTATATAGAGATTCAATGGGAGGAGGAATAAAATATAAAACGAGCGTGGAAAATATGATACGACCATTTACGGGCTCTATAGATGAACTAAGATTATATAACTCAGCCATACCATCAGCATCATTACAGATATTATCATCTAGTATTACCAATACAAATATAGTAGGTAATATTTTTTATGATTATGGTTTAGCGGTGATTACTGATCCAAGAGAACCTTATACTAATATGTTTAGTGATACATCTAAATGGTATATAAACTTCCAAAATAAACACACTATATATGAATCGGAATATTATTGTCATATTAAGGATGATGAATTTGAATCATCAATGAACCCGACTCTTAGAATAGATAATTCTATAAAAGATTATAGAATGAAAGGATTTGCATCATCTTCAAATTTTTCACCGTACATAACATCCGTTGGATTATATAATGATGAATTTGATTTATTAGCAGTTGCTAAAATGGCGACACCAATAAAAAAACCTAAAAATATGGACACTACAATAGTTATAAGATTTGATCGATAAAATTTGGTTAATTCAAATAATTTTCTTATATTAAAATAAGGAAAAAAATTAAGGAGTTATGTATGAAGACATCATCTGCAAAAGCTAAAGGTAGAAGGTTACAACAGGAGGTTAGAGCCTTATTAGTTGAAGCCTTTACTGAATTATTACCCGATGATATTAGATCAACGGCAATGGGACAATCGGGTGAAGATTTACAAATGAGCCCGTTAGCAAGAAGACATATACCTTTTTCTTTCGAGTGTAAAAATCAAGAAAAATTAAATATATGGTCTGCAATTAAACAAGCTGAAGCTAACGATCAAGGATATGATCCAGCTGTTGTTTTTAAGAGAAATAGAACTAAAACATACGTGGCAATTCCTTTTGAAACTTTTGTAGATTTGATAAAAAAAGCGAATGGGTAATTTATCTTTATTAAATATAATCGAAAGGGTTATAGGTAAAAGTAAACAATTAAGAAATAGCGAGTCATCATTTTACTGCCCCTTTTGTAGACATCATAAAAGAAAGCTACAGGTTAATTTACTAACCCAATTGTGGCAATGTTGGGTATGCGGTGCAAAGGGAAGAAAATTATACTCATTATTTAAAAAAGCAAATGCTTCACAAAATCAAATAAAGGAATTAAATGAGTGTATAGGCGATTATATTCCTAAACACATAGAAAAAAAGTATGATACTTTATCATTGCCTGATGAATTTGAACCACTATACAATGCATCAATAAAAAACCCGGAAGTTAGAAATGCACTGCATTACTTAAATAATCGCGGTATTGATGATATGGATATTATAAAATATAATATAGGATTTTGTAGTAGGGGACAATATAAGGGTAAGATAATAATTCCAAGTTATGATGAAGCAGGAACATTAAACTTTTTTACTGGCAGAGCATATTATAATACAGACTTTAAGCACAAAAATCCACAGGTTTCAAAGGATATTATTGGGTTTGATTTAATGATTAATTGGAATGAACCTATTACAATTGTAGAAGGTGCATTCGATGCGATTGCTGTAAAAAGAAATGCAATTCCATTATTTGGTAAAATTGTTCTAGATAAATTACGTAAAAAGATTATAGAAAAACGTGTTAAAAAATTATACATAGCACTAGATAAAGATGCACTGATTAAGGCATTAGATATTTGTGATTATTTTTTGAATCATGGAATCAGAGTTCATTTGGTTGAAATGCAGGATAAAGACCCAAGTGATTTAGGATTTTCGATATTTAATAAAATGTTACATGAAACAAGACCATTAACTGGAAGTTCGTTAATGGAAAAAAGAATTATGGGGAAATTGTTTTGAAAATTGATATTGGATTTGAAAACATAAAACATATAGCACATATAGCGGATGTTCACATTAGAAATTTGAAAAGACATGGTGAATATCGAAATGTATTTAAGAAATTATATAAGGATCTAAAGGATAGTTTGGATCCAAATAGTGTGATATATTTAGCAGGCGATATCGTTCATGCTAAAACAGAAATGTCACCTGAGCTGATTAGGATGGTATCTGAACTATTTACTAATTTATCTAAAATTAGACCAACCATCCTTATAGCAGGAAATCATGATTGTAATTTGAATAATGCAAGTAGACTCGATGCATTAACACCGATAGTGGATTCCCTGAATTTGGACAATTTTTATTATCTAAAAGATTCGGGTGTATATACTATGGCTGATATAGACTTTACTGTATTCTCAGTATTCGATGAGCCTGAGAATTATATAAAAGCATCAGACATAAAGGGCGATAATAAAAAAATTGCTCTTTACCACGGATGCGTTTCAGATGCACAAACAGATGCAGGATTTAGATTGCCGGGTGATGTTAAAACAAATGCATTTGATGGGTATGATTTTACCTTGTTGGGCGATATACATAAGCATCAATATTTGAATAGCAAAAAAACAATTGCATATGCCGGTTCGACTGTTTGTCAAAATTTTGGAGAACATCCTATAGATCATGGATATTTGTTATGGGATATGTCAAATGGAAAATCGGAATTCAAGCGCATTGTGAATGATCAAGCATACTACACATTAGATATTGTAGATGGTAAACTACCCGATCTGACACATATCCCCAAAAGACCAAGATTAAGGGTAAGACTGACAAATACAGATGAACCAACATTAAAAAAATTATTAACAATAGTTCGCAAGAAATGTAAATTAAAAGATGTGACGGTATTGCGTAATGATAGATTATCTCAAACTAAAATAGGTAATAGGGATTTAAAAAATGGTATTGGTGATGTAAGAAACGTCAGTTTTCAAAATGAATTAATTAAGGACTATTTAGATAGAAATTATGTTGTAGATGACTCCATTACAAAAGAAATTTTTAAGATTAATAAGGAATTAAATGGTCAGATGAATCAGGTAGAGGTTGCTAGAAATCTTAGATGGAAACCAATAAAATTTACTTTTGGTAACATGTTTTCATATGGACCCGATAATGAATTAGATTTTGAAAATTGCAAAGGAACCTACGGACTATTTGCGGCTAACGCAAGCGGAAAATCAGCCCTACTAGACGCGATATGTTTTTGTTTATTTGATAGATGTAGTAGATCTTCGAGCGCAAATGATGTTATGAATAATAAGAAAAATAACTTCAGTTGTAAGCTTCAATATAGAATAGACGGCCAGGATTATTTTATAGAAAGAAAAGCACATAGAGTATTGAAGGGATATCATAAAGGCAAAGTTACCGTGAAAGTTAACTTTTGGACCATAAATGACGATGGACAAGAAGAATCATTAAATGGTGAGCAAAGATATGATACAAATAAAAATATTCGTAATTATGTTGGAACATATGATGATTTTATTTTAACAACTTTATCTGTGCAAAACAACAATACTGCGTTTATTGAAAAATCACAATCTGAGCGAAAAGACCTTTTAGCCCAATTTCTTGATATCTCTGTTTTTGAAGAATTATATACTTTAGCAAATAATGAGATAAAGGGCGTTTCTGCGATTCTTGATGAATTCAAAAAAACCGATTTTACACAACAATTAGCAGATGCGGAAGCAAATATTGATGAAAATAAAAATCTAAAAGTGGATGCAAAAAAAGAGAAGACATCTGCAACAAATAGACTAAAGACATTAGAAAAGAGAATTACAAAAAATGAGGACAAACTTGTTAAAATTGGCCACGTAAATGAAGATATTGAAGGTCTAGAATTTGATCGCTTACATAATGAAGATATTAAGAAAAATATAGAAGAAAGGCTTAGACGAGACGAACAAACATCAAAAAATAATAAAGTAATTTTAGCAGAAACAAATAATAAATTGACAAAGTTGGGTGATATTAAGGATATAGAAGACGGAAATAAAAAATATATAGAAGCTGAAAAAAATAGTAATAATCTTAAAAATGAAATTGAAAAGATTAAAATAATTGTTAAAAATAAATTGGATAAATTAAAGCACTTGGATAAACATGAGTATGATCCTAACTGTAAATATTGCATAAACAACCCATTTGTTTTGGATGCTAAAAAAACCAAAGATGATTTAGAAACAGATAAAATAAAGGCTAAAAGATTGATAAGTGACTTAGAAGAATCCAATAATATAATGGATAAAAATAAAAAATATTCGGATGCACTTATTGAAGCACAAAAATATAATTCTACAATACAACGAATAGAATCTGAAAGGAATATTGGAAGGATAGAATATTATAAAGCAAAGGAAAAGTTAAATAAGACAGAGCAAACAATAGAACAAATAAATGCAGAAATATCTAAATATCACCAAAATAAAAAGGATATAATTCATAATCAAAAAATAAATGATATATTAAATGATTTGGGCAATCAAAAAATACTTTTGGAAAATGAAATAGAAGTCAAAGAGGACGAGTTGTTAACTATCCACGGTAGTATAGAAGTCGCGTTAAACACAAAGAAAACTATCTTAGACTCAATAAAACGCGCAGAAAGTTTGCAGGACAAGTATAAGGCATATGAATATTATTTAGATGCAATTCAAAGAGATGGTGTCCCATATGAATTGATATCCAAAATAATTCCAATTGTTGAAGATGAAGTAAATGATATATTAAATAGAATTGTTGAATTTAATATTTTGTTTAATTTAGATGGTAAAAATATTAATACTTATATTACTTATGGTGATGATAAAGTTTGGCCATTGGAATTGACATCTGGTATGGAAAAGTTTATATCTTCTATCGCAATTAGAACGGCTTTAATTAATATTTCAAATTTATCTAGACCAAACTTTTTAGCAATAGATGAAGGATTAGGAAATCTCGATTCTGAGAATCTTAATTCAATGTTTATGCTATTCGAATACTTAAAATCTCAATTTGAATTTTTAATGGTAATATCGCATTTAGATTCTGTTAGGGATGTGGTAGACAGTCTGATAGATATCAAGAAAGATAGCGGATTTAGCAAAGTAATTCTCTAGCTACATATTTATATTTGAATAATTGTAGATAAAGGGAAACTAAATGGGATTTATCAAAAAAAGCAAATATCAAGGACTACATCTTCAGAAGTATAGTGATTTAATAGAAGACACTTCTTTTAACTCACCCGATTATTTTAGGATAACTCAATTTCCTAAAAAACTTACTGCTGGAAAGAATGCCTTTTTATTAGCCGGAAATAGTTTAGCATTTAAACCAAATTCTGAAATCAAATTTGAATGCGTAGCTGTTGATGGGAGTAACGTCTATATGGAGGTGCCTAATTGGTATGGCGTTTCTGGTAATAGAATGTTAACTTTATGGGTATACCCATGGACCCCTATAGGTAATGGTATTATTACGTTAGTTGCTAAACTTCGAAGTGGACGAACTGTAAGATGGAAAAGATTAATACAGATAGATCCTTATAGCCCAAACATCACCCCTATCGTATTTGGTAGAAAACCAAAAGCATTCGTGCAAGAAAAGCGTAAGGAATTTCTTAATCAAGGATATGCCGTAGGAAATACAGCAGAAACCCAGATTTCTACAGGAACTGTTGAGTTGGTGACTACTATTGCAAACGGCGTGACAACAACACATGCATACGCGATTGGATTTAACTGGACTTCAGAACACGAGGGTGGACATTTAATAATACAAAATCCAATTTATAATTTACCTAGTGGTTTTGCTCTAGACGCAACAGCCCCAGACGGTTCATCAAACACACCACAGGCATACGATGGATACATCCAACAAGTTATCAACTCGAGTCAGGCAATAGTTAATCATCCATATGAATTGCTAAATGTATCAGAAACATTTATTGCAGGGTATTTTACTGGTGGGGGGTGGTTCTCTTACCAAGTTCCCATATACGATACAACACAACATGCTTCTTATTTGGTAAATACTGTTTTACCCAGTGCATTTACATTAGATTATATTCAAACGCCAACATATACAACAGGTTCTGGAAATGTTGAATCTTATGCCTTAGTAACTTTAGCTAATTTAGAACCAATTGCTGGTGATGTGGAAAGGGTCACAACTAAAATGAGATCCGCTGGATTTACAGAATGGGAAAAAATTGGTGATGATAATCTAAATTTTAAAGAATTACTTATAGATGGGAACTCCCACGAATTAACTAAAAAAATGGGATTCTTTGCTGATGAATATACTGTAAATACATATTGGACATCTTCAGGAGTGGGGTATGATAATTCTTTCGGCAAACCGTTTTTAAGTAGACAATCTTCGTCCATGATGGATTCTCTTAGGATATCTGGTAGTGAAGAATTATCAGATGGATTAGTTACCGCCGCGGATAGAGAAAATGCATATATTAGAACAAACTGCACTATACCATTAACATTTTATGCTGGGTGTGATTATCAAATATCATTTAATTATGCCCACACCACGGATCTATATGATGGATTTCCACCTGAAATGATTGTTTTCATGTCAGGATCTTCATTTGATAATGTTGATGCGAATGGGCAGATTACGGATCCAACATTAGGTAAAAAAATAGTATCACTCGGAGAAGAAAATACATTTAGTACTTGGCAAGAACAGGTCGCAGAAACACTAACAAATCCAAACTTTATTCCAGGCCTTGGGATAACGGCTGATGAGACAGGCAATTGGACGTTTGATTCAAATAATATGGCTAATAATAATGGAGGTTTGGCAGCGAGTCCGGCATTTTCGGGACAGACAAGTACAAATCAACAACAATCCGGTAAAACCTTCTGGTCTGTAGCTGGTGCAAACATTATTCCGGATCCTCAAACCCAAACTTATACATTTAAGGCAGACAGAAATGGAACAGGTGTTCCCGTCTTTCAAGTTAAAGCTGGGATGTGGGATATAAGTAAATTATCTATTAAATCAGTAGCATTACCTGGATTTACACCAAATCATACATTTTTATTAAGTCACATTCCGAATGAAAAAATGAATGATTTATTAGATTTCAAATGGGAATTTTACGACGGTGAAGGAAACAAAAATAATGTATATTTGGTTACACACAGTATGCACTTCTCAGGTTCCAATACATACATAGAAGAAGCATTATTACCAGGAGTATTTAATATAGGACCTGACGCGACTGATGTTGGATTTTCATTTTCAGGTATGAGTTCTGCTATACTGAGAACAACAAACCCAACATATCCAGGATTTAATCAAGCAACAGGTTCAGGCGGTGGTGGTATAATAATATGGTCAGGGTCTATTGGAGCTGACGGCAAAGAATATGCAGGCCAACCTTATTATGGGGTGGGTATGGAATTAGTCGGATCTTCATCATGGATAAGATTTAGAACTAAAACAGGTTCAAGCGCAGGAGCAGGTGGTGAATTAGATATCACAACAGACAAATTTTTCTTAGGTAGTGAAAGAACATCTTTTATATCAGGTTCGGGTGATGGAACTATAGCTATATCATCCTCTAATTTTGAATTAGGAACAGATGGTAATGTTACAATGCAGGGAACTATTACAGCAGAAGCTGGAGGTACCATTGGTGGATTTACTATTGGCACAAATGATTTAACCGCAACTAATTTTACTATAGATTCATCAGATAAAAGAATTACACTAGGTTCTGGGGATGATGTAATTGTAGCCGATGCTGATGAAGGCTTGTGGGTAGGTAGGGATGGTATAGACGTACTTGATCCACCACCATTTGCGGTAAACATGCAAGGTTATCTAACAGCATCTAAAGGTACAATAGGTGGATGGACCATCTCAAACACTAAGCTAGAATCAGCAGATGGAAGAATTCGATTTAGTTCTACAGCTACAGGTGATAATATTTCTATTTATAAAGTAGCTGGAGATTCAGCTGATAGTATTTTACAATATTATAGTAGTGATTTTTTATGGGGAATAGTTGGTAGAAAGGATAGCAAAGTTGAATTCGAACTCGGTAACCCATTAAACCAAGGAAATAGTATAGCTGGGTGGAGATTTGACAGTGAAAAACTCACGGGAGGAAATCTTGTATTAAATAAGGGTGGATTTATTTCATCTTCTAATAATTGGCATATATCATCATCCACAGATAATAATGATCCCGTAGGATTCATAAGCTCATCAGCATTTAAAGTATCAGCTGATGGAAGAATGACGGCTAGTGCTGGTAAGATTGCTGGGTGGAAAATTAACGGAGATGAATTACAATCATTAGGTTATGGAGGCAACGCAGGAATTAGATTAGATGGGGATACATCCACTCCTCAAATATTAGTAAGACGAGATGATGATAATTTTATAAAAATACATTATGCAAGCGCAACCGATAATGGATTTACAGCACACGTAAATGGAGCAAATGTTTTTCAAGCGGGTTCTACAAACCAAATAGGAGGATGGTCATTCAACCATTCTCAGATATCATCTAGTAATTTAGTATTATCATCTAGTGGCACTATAAAAACTATAGACTTTCAATCATCGGAATTTGGAACCGGAAAGGGTTGGAAAATTTCATCTGATGGAAAGGCGGAATTTGAAGAAGCAAAAATTAGGGGAACCTTATCTACAGCCGTGTTTGAAAAAGACACAGTATCGGCAGTAGGGGGACAATTAATAATAGCTAATGCTACGGCTGTAACTGGTAGTAATATTACTGGTTCCACTACCGGCGCAATTATCTCAGCAGGTGTATCTTGTGTAGTTCCTGTAGATAACGCATCCGGATTTATAGCAAACGAATATGTAATGGCTAAGGCTACTTCTTCTAATGGATTTACGGAAGAAATAATGAAGGTCACTGCTACTAGCACTGTAAAAAATGCAAACACATTGACCCTTACTAGAGGCCAAAATAACAACATAATCCCATCCATGTCAGCCGGCCAAACTCTGGTTTCATTAGGTTCTAGTGGAACTGGGTATATCCACATGAATGCTTCACCATCGAATGCTAATACTCCTTATATGGATATAGTTGAAAGAACAGGCTCGGGCTATAATGATACAAATATTACCGCCAGAGTTGGAGATTTATCAGGAATAACGGATAATGATTTTTCTGATGGTGTAACAGGTCATGGAATATACACTTCAAACGGATATTTCAAAGGAAAAATAGAAGTAGCATCAATACCATCAGCCCCGTTTGTATCTGATGAAGAGATAATACATTACAATTTTGCAGCGGGAACAGGAAGTACGGTTATCAATCAGGCAGCACCTGCTGACAATTGGACTATGTATTCAGGTTCAATACAAGGAACGGTATTATATGGTTCTGGAAGCGATGCAGTAACCGGAACCTCATTAAAATTAGATGAGGGCAATAATTGTTATATTCAGGTCGAAGATAGAGAGGCTTGGGCACCTGGTGGATCAGCCGCTAATGTTTTCTCCCAAAGTTTTTCTGTTTGGTTTAAGGCTAAAAACGTAGCTCATACCGAACCACAGATAATTTGGGAAGTTGGTGGAAATACAGCAGCACAAGCAGCTTTTGTATCAAGATCAATGTTATATTATACTAGCTATGACAATAGTGGCGATCAGGCAAATGAACAGGTAGTTGTATCGTCTAGTATTACATCAAGTAAATGGTATCATGCAGCTGGGGTTTATGCAAAAGGAACATCTAGTTTGTGGTTAGATGGAAGACGGGTAGACTATAAAGAAAATTATAGTAAAAATTCATATGCACTAACATATACTGGAAGAATGGGAGTAGGCGCCTGTTACAATGATGTCAGATTGGTTTCCAATAACGAAAATCCTTATTCTGCACCAACATTTGATACCGGCCAAGCACCGTACACTGGTTCAATAGATGAACTTAGAATATATTATGGAAAAGCACTTTCTGAAAATGAAATTAAAGGTCTATTTGGAGTTCCCGCAGGAGCCGCATCACCGGCTAGCACAATTATAGAAGGTGGTAGAATAAAAACTGGTCAAATACAATCAAAAAATTATGGTACTGATGCGGGTGGAGAAATAGATTTAGATGCAGGAACAATAACATTTGGTGGTTCTGCTACATCATCATTTAAGGTTACGGCAGATGGATTAGTGTCTGCTACGAACTTTAGTGAAAAATATACAATAATTACATCAGGGAATAAAGCCCAATATTATGAAAATTATAGTGACGGAGGAAACCGAACTAGAATAATTTGTGATGGTTCTCTAGGAGGAGATGTTACATTAAACTTACAAATAGATGTTGCACCAGATTATCAAATTGGTGATATTAAATTACCAAGTCAAGGTACAGGGATTGTTACACACTGTCAATTATTAGTAAATGTTGCCGGGGTTACATTAGACGATGGTGATATTGCCGGTGCACCTAATCTAATGGGAAGAAATTAAGGAGAATAAAAAATGGCTCAAATTAAATTAGGAAATGGACACTCGTATACTTTAGCAAAACAAGATAATATACCTGTTATAGTATCATCGACTGATAGCGCGGGTGCACCCAAGTTTATCCACAATGACCTGACTGTATCTGCCTCGAATGGTGATGGAAGATTAAGCGTATATTCACAAGCCCCTATTATATTGGCCGGTAATTCCAATTCACATGCCCAAGAGATAGTATACATACATAATCCGCGAAAAAGTACGAGTTCCGATACAAGAATAGAATTTCGAAATGAAAAAAATCAAGACAATTGGTCGATGGGCCTAGGTGCAAGTTATGATGGCGAATTTATATTACATAATGGAACATCTTTTGGATCCGTACCCACATTTAGATTTTTAGAAGACGAATTTCGTGTTGGATATTGTGATGGACATAATTCCATGATAAGAATTTATTCGGCCGACGCCACTAAAAGGTCTAGACTGAGATTGGAAGCTAAAGATGATGATGGTGCTATTATAGAATCTACATTTAATAGTGGTGGTTCTAAAAGATTAACACTTAAAAGTGGTGGCCACGAAGTTGTGAGAATGGATAATAGCGATGGTATTAGATTTAACACAACAGTGGATTCAATAACCTCCGATCCAAGTTATCCATTTCATGTATACTGCGATAGAGATAGTGATTGGTCATATGTGGGTGTGATACAGAATGATGATTCAAATACTAAGGTAAAAATGTTAGCCTTTCGTGACAATAATTCCGAAAATGCCTATATCCAATCAAATGGAGCGTTTTATGGTAATGGGACATTTTCTTCCTCTGATGGTAGATTAAAGAAAAATGTAATTAGTCTTGGGGATGATATTCTGGAAAAAGTTTGCAAACTAAGACCCGTGTCATTTAATTGGAATGAAAAAACTAACAAAGATTCATCCATTATACATATAGGACATATAGCGCAGGAGGTAGAAAAAATATTTCCGGATGTAATAACATCGCGGGATAACACTGACAATGGTGGATTTAGTGATCAGAGGGATATAAACAATGCGGCCCTGGTTCCACATTTAGTAAAAGCCATTCAAGTGTTAGAAGCACGTGTAAAGGAATTGGAGAATAAGTAATGGGAATATTTAGTATAATTAATGGTGTAGCCACATTCACTAGCGGTAGTACAATGCACACAGGTTCTGATGGGGCACCATCATCTTCAATAATAGCAGGGAAGTGGGAGTTAGATCCAGATGACGGGCAGAGTATACAATTAAGAATCCCGAAGGAAAAAATTGGAACAGCAAATGATAGAATAGCTTTTTATGTATCGGCTAGTGGGCGAATTGGTATAGGAACAAAAGACCCGGAATCTGCATTTGATGTTCGGGATATTGCAGAAGATGTTTCAGATGAAAGGGATGCTAGAAAGGAATCTATTTTTAGGATAGAAAGAAAATCACAAACCTTTGATAAACCCGTAACCGGTAGTATAATAAGTGCCAGCAGTGGATTTGTTGGAAATTTAACTGGAGATGTGATTGGTAATTCTAGAACTGCAACTCAACTTCAAACTGCTAGATTGATAGGAGGAACTAGTTTTGATGGTGGTTCTAATATAACCCCCGGCTCTGCTACATCTGCTTCATATGCCGCGTCATCGTCTAATATAACCGTGAATACTAATGATAGTACAAATGAAGATAATTTAGTAACATTCGTAAAGGATGCAAAAAATTCAGATGGAATGCACGGATTAGAAATGGATAGGGATTTTTATTATAATCCAAGTACTGGGGCTTTAACTGTAACAAAATTAATAATTGGCAATGTTACAATATCTGTATCAGGAACTACAGTTAATTTTGAAAATAGAGACGGCCAAAGAGGTTCGATAGGTTTAAGGTAATAAAATACATAAAAGGTATTTTAATAGATATTTATATATGGCGAGTAAGACTAAAATACAATGGAAAGATGCATCATTTAATTGGGGAACAGCCAAAGGTGATGATGCATATAATAAGGAATTCGGAAGATTCGATTATACTTGGCAAGATGTTGTATTAGTAGAAAGCCTTGTTGTTGATGGTGGTGATCATATAGATCTTACCAGCATTGACAAAAAAAAGAAAAAAAGACTAATTCGACTAGTCATGCGCAGAAGAGGAATAAAAATGTATGATGAAACTAAGGAAATAAAAAACTTTTCAGCACATGCTAAGGATATTGAATTTATTATAAAAGAGGTAAAAGCTCAAATTAAGTTGGAGAATATAAATGTATAAATTATTTACAGACAAAACGGAATTATTTGAATGCGATATATCTATAGAAGGTGCCTCATTAAGAAACTCATCGGCACGCCTTATCATAGAATCAAATGATATTAATTTACTTTTTAATGGTAAATTAGACTCTTCGGGAAAATGCCAAGTTCCTGTTAAAAAATTAAAAGGTCTTTTAGACGAAAATACTAAAGGAAATATTAAATTAGAAGTTATCGCAGAGGACACTTATTTTGTTCCGTGGGAATCTGATTTTGAAGTTGAAGCTAGTAAAAAAGTTGTAGTTGAGGTTAAATCTCAAACTGGTAATTTAATTACTGAAAGCAAGCCTAAAGTAAAAGTTAGTGGTATAAAGGAATCAAAAATATCAACTTCAGAAAAACAGCATGTTATTAATGTTGTAAAGTTATTAGTAAAAGAAAATATTAATTTAAAAAATTTGAGTATTAAAAGAAATAAATTAAATAATATTATAGCTACGTATATGGCTAAAAATCCACTATCGGAAAATAAAAAGAATAAGGTTATTAAAGGAATAACTGAGGTTTTAGTTAAAAAAAAGTAAGGTAAGTTATGGCTCAATTGTTTCATCTGTCGAGCTCCAATGTATCTGACACTTTCCACAAATTAGTGCAAACTGAGGGTGGAAAATTTGCAGACGGCTCGGGATCAGCAATACATTTTATTACAGCAGCACAAACAGGCAGCATGACTGTACTGTCGGCTTCTTATGCCTTATCTTCATCTCATGAAATAACTTACGAGGTATCATCATCTTATGCAGAAACTGCTTCTTTAGCAAGTTGTGCTGATCAAATTAAAACGACTCTTGCGGATGGGCAAGAAGATCCCCATTTTTTGGTATTTAGTAGATATGCGAATGAAGCTCCTACTTGCGATGTTTTACATACAACCCCAAGTTTAACATACCAACCAGATATATCGACATTAAAATTACAAGGTAAATTTTATGTAGCCGGGTCGGGACTCACAATAAATAATGGTAGTATTTCAGGTTCTGGTAATATACATATGACTGGAAGTATAAATACGTTAGGTAACATAAGTGCAAGCGGCGACATTAATGCGACAAATATATCAGCTTCTGGTGATATTATAATGAATGAGGGTGGGAAATTATATTTTGATGGTAATGATCCTGCAGGATGGACTCCCGTAAACACATATCTCCATAATCCAGGCACTTCTGATAAAATTGAAGCATATGTCGGTGGTGTACAAAAATTTGCGGTTGGTAAAGAATATACTACCTTTTATAACCCATTCAAAGTATCAGGAAATGTAACTGCATCAGGTGATATAAGTGCAAGTGGTGATCTAACGGCGAACAATGTTTACTCAAAAAAATTCAGACGAATGGGTAGTACCACTGATTTAATAGATTTTTCTGTTGAAGACACTATAGACATAAAAACATCAGGAACTAAACTTACTAGAATAACAGATGATTTATTTTCTATCAATTATAATGGCGCAGATCTAGACTTTGCCGTTGAAGGTGACAATGATAATGAACTTATATATGCGGATGCAGGCGAGGACAAGGTAGGTATAGGTAATAAACCAACGGCAGCATCATCTAAATTTAGTGTTACTGGTGATGTACATATTTCATCTCACCTAACAGCCTCAGGAGATATAAGTTCCAGTGGAATGGGAACATTCTCACAGGGAATAACTTTAACTGATAGTAATTATGACGCAAATGGCACTGCAAAGTATAGGGTAGATGGATACTCTGTTCTACAAAATTCATCCGATACTCTTAAAATTGCAGGTAATAACTATTGGACAAAAATTACGTATGGTAATGAAATAACCGACCAACATTCTTTTACAGGCGATATTACAGGATCGGCTGATATAAGCGCAAGTGGTGAATTTATAGCAAGTGCCGCAAATTTAGATCAGATTAAAGCAAATGCAAATTTCAGTACATTAATAGGTCTAGCTGTTGGGGGTATCACTCATACTGTTGGGGGAGCAAATGTAATAGAGTTAACAAATAAAAAAATTGAACTAGGAACAGCAGCAAATATGCATACAACTGCTTCTGGAAATTTTAGTTCTAGCGCCAACATATACGCATCAGATTATTGGATTGAAGGAAAAACAGCTATTGATTATACTAAAGGTTCTTCAAAAATTATATTTGGACAAAATAATCAAAACGCTAGACTTAGAGGTGCAACAATTGAATTGGGAGGATCTACATCACAACACGTATCATCTTCCGGTAATATATTAGTACAAGGATCATATATTAGTTCAAGTCAATTTATTGGAGACCTTACTGGATCCGTACTTGGTGCAGCAACAAATGCAACATTCGCTGAACAGATATTATTTACAAATAATGAAAGTGAAAATGCTTATATGTACATCCCCTTTGCGGATGGTAATTCAGGTCAACAAGAACTAGAATCTGATTCTCAATTAACATACAACCCACTAATTGGATATTTAAAGGTTCCATATATAGGCTCAGGGCAGGGTTGGGTTTCTGGTTCTTCATTTAGATTGGGAGGAGGTGGACAGGTAGGTAAAAAAGGCCATTGGGATGAAAACAGATTCCATAGTGCAGGCTCTATCGGATCAATAGGAGGTATATCGACAACAGGAAGTATATCTGCATCGGGTCAAATAAGTTCTTCGGGAACCGGAGAAAATTATTTAGGCGGCGATCTAAATATGAAAGGTGCTGATATAGTTTTAGATAATAACCAAAAATTAAAATTTATAAACACATCGGGCGCATCAGAATTTGGTAATATTTTTATGAATACCTCAAATGACATGATATACCAGAATAATAAATCTGGTGGTAATGTTATAGTTAAAGCCGGTAATAGTGGTAATAAGGGTAGATTTTTTATCCAACAAGGTGGAACATCAACTGATATAGCAGTATTCGGTAAAACAGGGGATTTAAATCTAACTGGTAATTTTACAGCCTCAAGCAATATTAGTGCAAGTGGTGATATTATTGCGAGTGGTGTTCTATTAGATAATGGTGCTTCATTTAAATTTGCTTCAGATACTGCTAATGAAATAAGAATGCGTGGACATAATGGTGATCTTTTGTTTATAAGTGGTTCAGATACTGGTATATCAATAAATCCAGGTCAAGGCCACATAACAGCCTCGGGCGATATAAGTTCAAGTGGAACAATTATAGCTCCAGGCGCTAATTTTATAGGGGATGTAACCCTAGAAAAAGGTCACTTTAAGACCGGCGTAATGGTATTAGATAATAATTGGGGATCAGATACACATCGCGGTTTTTTATTTGATAATAAAGCGGCTTATGAATTAAGGGTTTGTCAGGGAGATGAAACTGATACAGTCCTAACATTAAATTCAGTGACTAAATTTACCAAATTTAATGGTCCTATAAGTTCAAGTGGATATATAAGTACTCTATCCCACATAACAGCATCAGGTCACATAAGTTCAAGTGACAGGATTATAGCTCCATCAGCAACTTTTGAAACGGAATTAAGAATGGGCGATCCTGATGGTTCTAATGCTGGTACTAGGGCTTTATATAATGAGGCTAACGATTTATATGTAGGAGATGATTACTCAAGAATCACAATTGGGGGCGGATCTAATAGGGGTCTAAATTTGCATTCAAGTGCAGTAACAGCATCTTTTCATAGAACTAACCAAATAGAGGTAACAGGTTCAGCACACACAAATGCAGTGAAGGGTAAATTAGCACTATATGCCGGGGGAACTACTGGAAGTTTAGGTAGGTCAGGAACCCAGGGTTGGGAAAGTGTTGTTTCTTTGCCACCCACGGAATTTGCTTCTAATGATAATGCTACTACAAGATTTTATGGAACTTGGATTCGGGGACAGGGCGGTAGTTATGCGAGGGTAAGCTTAGCATCAGTAAATGCATTTGCATCTTACGTAATTCCTGCAGGATATAAGGTTACAAAAGCAATGGTTTATGCATCCGACGGGAATTTTCATGTGTACGGTAATGATGTATTCTCAGATTCTGTAGAAGAGGTTCTTTCTAATGAAGCTTGCAATACCTCTCTTAATGCTAGCACCACCGAAGCTGATTTGATTGCTGATGCAACATCTCTTACATCCATACCCAAAACCAAAGCGGGTTCATATGTAACAATAATGTATAATCCAGCCGCTGCCGATGATGCATTATATGGAGCCACATTAATACTAGAGACAATATAGGTAGTTAAATAATATGTTAGTATATACTAAAGATAAAAATAATGAAGATATATTACTCGACCAAAATAACGGTCAAGTGATGATGGAATGGGAAAAATCTTATATGGAAGCATGTATAGATTTTTTAGAACCAAGGGGTGATGTTTTAGAAATAGGATTTGGCATGGGATATTCTGCCACACAAATACAAAAATATAATCCAAAAAGTTACACAATAATAGAATGCGACTCTGCTGTAATTAATAAATGTAAAAATTGGGCTAAGGATTACGATAATGTTAATATAATACATGCTAGGTGGCAAGAGGTTATCTGCACAGATAAATTAAATAAATATGATGAAATTTTTTTCGATGATTTTCCTAACAATGCTCTTATTAAATCCACAAAAGATCAGTTTGAAATAAATAATAGAATTCATTTATTTTTAGAATTTTTAAGACAATATCATTTAAAAATTGGAAGCAAAATTTCAGCATATATATGTAAAAAAGATACCTTATATAATGACCCCATTTGGAGAAGCAAATATATAGATAATCCTAAATGGAATTATAATGAACGTATTATAGAAATTGGTGCTAGTAATATTCAAAACTACCACGAATCAAATAATAAAGCTATAATTCCTTTACTAAAATTGGTAGGTTGATATTTATAATATATGGAGAATACTATGAACTTGGGCAATTGGTTAGCCGATAACATTATAGCAGAACAGGCAAATATAACTAAAACTGTAGTTATATACCCCGGACGATTTCAGCCTATGGGCAAACATCATGCTCAGGTATATAAACAATTAGTTAAAAAATTTGGTGAGGTTTGGGTAGCTACAAGTAATAAGGTGGATTTACCAAAATCTCCATTTAATTTTAATGAAAAGAAAAAAATAATTAATTCTCATGGAATCCAAAAAGTAGCCCAGGTAAAAAATCCATATAAAGCCGAAGAAATATTAAAAAAGTATGATCCAAAAACTACTGCGGTTATATTTGCAGTCGGAAAAAAGGATGCACAAAGATTGGGTGGCAGATTTTTCAGACCATGGAAAGGAAAAGCCGAGGTAGGATATAGAGATGGAGCTTATACAATTATAGCCCCTCACGTAAAATTAAATGTCCCGGGTCAAGGAGAAATGAGCGGAACAGCTATTCGTAAAGCTTTAGGTGATAAGGATACAGATCAAGCGGATAAGAAAAAAATATTCAAAGGTATATTTGGTCATACGAAAAATTACAATCTTATAATTAATAAACTTGAAAAATTAAATGAAGTGATGGAAGGATTTTGTTGTGCTGTAGATATCAAACAATTAATTTCAGAGGTGTCTAGAACAGATACAACTTCGGGAGGCCTCCCAACAGATGATGGCCCGAGATATTGGAGAACAAGTCACAAGGGATATAAGAAACGTTCAGAAGAAGGTGCGGCAAGATTGGGTTGGGAAGTTGTTGATTATATAGTAGGCGATATGAAAAAATTTGAAACCTATGGAACTAAATATCCAAATGGTCCTGTGGGCCCTGTCTCATATGCACCAACTGGAATTGCTCAGCCTGAAGTAAGGGATGATTATAAAGGTGAAGGAAGAGTTGGGGCCGCGGCATATAATAAATGGAAAAAGCATATAACTAAAGTAGCAAAAACGGTTGGTTGGGAATTTGTTAATTTCCTGGGGGCTGAAGATGTTAAGAAAGATAGTAAAGGTGAAAGACTAAGAAAGAAAGAAGAACCAACTCCATCTATGATTAAAAAACTTACTAAGATTACTAAAAAGTCTCAGAAGGATATGGAGAAAGGAAAGGATGTTGATATGGTTCCTGCAATCGATGATAGGGGTAAAGATATAAAAGAAAATATAAATACTTGGTTGGCAGGGGAAGCTAGGAAATTAATAACCGAAGGTGGAGCATATGGCCACATGGCACACCCTTTCGATGATAAAGACTTAAAGTTTAGTGATTTCAAAAAAATGATAGAATTATCTCTTCAAGGTAATTTAAGTATAGAACAAACTGCTACTGAAAAAACCGATGGACAAAATTTATTTATCACATGGGATGGATCCCTAAAGGCAGCTAGAAATGCAGGTGATATAAAAAGAGGTGGAATGTCGGGTAGAGATATAGCAGCTAAATTTAAAGGAAGAGGTCCATTATATAAAGCATTTGTAGGAGCATTCAAGGATTTAGATAAAGCTATAGGAAAACTATCAGACAAGCAACAAATAAAAATATTTGATAATGGAAATAATTGGATGAATATGGAAATTATGTATCCAGATAGTGTTAATGTAATAGTATATGATGCCCCATATCTACAATTCCATGGTGCATTAAAATATAAGGATGGAAGACCGGTTGGAACAGTAAGAGATAGTGGTAGAATGTTAGCGGGGATGATTAAACAAGTAAATCAACAATTGCAGAAGACTTTTAAGATTATTGGGCCAAATCCATTAAAAACAATAAAAAGCCAAGATTTCGGAAAACGAAGAAATTACTTTGTATCTAAATTAAATAAATTAATGAAAGAATTTGATCTAAAGGATAGTGATGAGTTTGCTGTTTATCATCAATCATGGTGGGAAGATTTTATAAATAAAAAAGCGCCTTCAAAGGTTAACAATAATATATTGGTCGGATTAACTAAAAGATGGGCATTCTTTGATAAGTCATTTAGAATTAATGGTAAATTTATAGAAGATGAAAAAACATTAGAATGGGCTAAAAAAATAGACAAAGAAAATCATGCTGTGCAGGTAAAGAAAAATATGTTGCCATTTGAGTTACTATTTTTTGAACTAGGCGCAGAAATATTAAAGAACACAGAAGGATTTTTAGCCGCAAATCCAAATAAAGCAATTCAAGCAATGCGTAAAAAAGTTGCAACAGCTGTTAAGGCAGTTAAAGGATCGGGCGATCTAAAGAAGATAAATAAGGTTAAGGATAACCTAAATAAAATTAAAGCTATAGGTGGATGGAAAGCAGTAGTGCCAACCGAAGGATTAGTATTCATTTATGGCGGCAAAACATACAAATTAACAGGGACTTTTGCACCAATTAATCAAATAACTGGTGCTTTATTAAGTTTATAAATATTTATATATAATGAAACTAGACTTAAATATAGGCGATATAATACTAACTGGTAGGTTCAAAAACAAGCCGGTTGAAGTAAAAGAATTTGGAACTGATGAAAAGGGACAACCAACCATCAACGGTAGACCTATTCTAAAATTTCGTATTAAAAAATTAATACCGGAGAATACAAAGATGGATAAAAAAAGATTACAGCAAATTATAAAAGAAGAGGTATCTAGTGCCTTGAATGAACAGGCACCTAAAATGAAAGTTTATTCCTGGGAAAAGGATTTTAAGGAAGGACTTAAACACTTAGATGTCGCAAAAATCAAGATGAAGATGAAGTCGCCTGAGGGATATAGAAAAATTAAAAAAGATCTTGGTAAAGTACAAAAAGCTTTAATGACTCTATATTCACAGATGAAAATTAATAGTACTGAGTTTTAGGAGAAAATAATTGAAAAAAGCAATAAGTGAACGAAAGGTTCAGCGTATGCGTAATCTTGTTACGAAGAAATTCAATAACAAGACTGCAATTATGCAAGGTTATAAAAAAGTAAATGAAAGTTATGGTGAAGGTGATGTTTGGGAAGAAAGGGGAAAAACTTGGACAATTAAAAATGGTATAAAACAGAATATACCTAAGCTACAAGCAGTAAGAGACGCAGTCTTGATGCCAATTTGTTGTCCTCAGTGTAATAATAGAATGAGAAAAAAGTTAGATAAGAAATTTTGGAAACTGCGTAAAAAATGTTTTGATTGTGTAGTAGATGATGAGCATCAAATTAGAATTAATGATGAGTGGGATAAATATCAGGACGAAACAAAAAGAGCTAACGTAGATTCTTTTATTAAGGATTTAAAAATAAGGGTAGTAGAATATTTAGATAACATAGAAAACCAGCATTTTATTACAGAAGCCGGAGATACAGAAACATGGTCTGGTGGATATAGTAAACAATATTTGAAGGAATCGTTTAATAAGCAAATAAAGGATTTCGAAGAAAAGTGGGAAAAAAATGGCACGACTAACTAACGAGCAATTGCATCAAGAAATATTAGAACTTAAACAAGATGTTCGAGAAATAAAAATCAGACTATTGGATCCGGATGATGGCACAGTAGCACGGGTTAATAATAATACCACATTTAGAAAAAATACGCAAAAAACATTGTGGTCTATTTGGGTAGCATTATTAGGTATAATTGCTAAATTAATATTTTGGGATTAATTATGAAAATATCAACTATAAAACAAATTATTAGTGAGGAACTTCAGCGTTTAAATGAGATGCGTATGACTAAAGGGTTTCGCAAGGCAACAGAAAATTATCAAGATTTAATGGTAAAACAGCAAAATCTCAAAAAGAAATTTGTCAACGAAAAGAATCCAAAAAAACGAGAAAAATTAAAAAAAGAATTAATAGCCCTACATAAGAAAGTACAAAAAGCAGAAGATGTTTTTAATAGAGCATTAATGGGCGAACCAATAGATCCAACGGAGATATAATATGAAAAAGTTATGGAAAATTATTTTAGGCATATTTGCTATTGTAGCAGGTGTGTTTGCACTAACAGCAAAATCGGGTAGCAAAAAACAGTTCAAAAAAGATCTTAAAGATAATAAGAAAAAATTAAAGGATGTTAAAAAAGTAGGTAAGGAATTAGAGAAAGAGAAGAAAGCTGTCAAAGAAAAGATATCTAAAACAGATACTAAAATAAAGAAAACAAAATCAAAAGTTAAAACAACAAAATCAGCTAAAAAAACAGTATCTGATTTTAAGAAAAAGTATAGGAGTAAAAAATAATGAAACATTTATTATTTATATTAACAATGATTATATCATTAAACTGTTTTGCACAAGACAAAATTGTTAAAATTCCTCAATCAGAATTAGACGCTTTCTTTTTAGCAGTTGACACATTGGAACAGCAAGACTCAATCAAAACCCTTTTGATAACTGATTTAGAATTACAATTAGATAATTTTAGAACATTAAATGCAAAAAATGAATCTATATTATTAAACAAAGATCAAGAAATTATTTTACTAAATAACCAAATTAAACTATATGCAGATAGATTAAAATTAACCGATAAGTGGTATAATAAAAGATGGTTTGGTGTAGTTGTTGGAGTAGTAAGCACATCAACAGCAATTTATTTAGCAGGACAATTGGGTAATTAAATATTAATTTTTATATTTATATATATTTATATATAGCATGGCAAAGAACATAAAAGACATAATAAAAAAAGAATACATTAAATGTGCTAAGGATCCCATATATTTTATGAAAAAATATTGTGTGATCCAACACCCACAGAGAGGTAAAATACCTTTCCATCTGTATCCGTTTCAGGAAAGATGTTTGACTGAATTCAAAAATCATGATTATAATATTATATTAAAATCCAGACAGTTAGGAATTTCTACACTGACCGCGGGATATTCTTTATGGATGATGATATTTAAGCGTGATAAAAATGTTCTTGTAATTGCAACAAAGCAAGATGTAGCAAAAAATCTTGTAACAAAAGTTAGAATTATGCATGATGGATTACCTAGCTGGTTGAAGGGACAAACGGTAGAAGATAATAAACTATCATTAAGATTAGCTAATGGGTCTCAAATTAAAGCAATTTCTTCAGGCGGTGATGCAGGTAGATCGGAAGCCTTATCATTATTAGTATTAGATGAAGCAGCATTTATCGATAGAATAGATGATATATGGGCATCATCACAACAAACACTAGCAACTGGAGGTGGGGCAATAGTATTATCAACTCCAAACGGTGTTGGAAATTTTTTCCACAAACAATGGGTAAAAGCCGAAGCAGGTGAAAATAGATTTAATACAATAAAATTACACTGGTCATTACACCCAGAAAGGGAACAAGATTGGAGAGATCAACAAGATGAATTGCTTGGACCAAAAATGGCTGCACAAGAATGTGATTGTGATTTCTTAGCATCGGGTAATTCGGTTGTTGATTTTGCAACCTTAGAATATTATAAAGCTACATATATGAAGGACCCTGTAGAAATGAGGGGTAATGAAAAGAATTTTTGGGTATGGGAGCAGTGCGATTATTCCAGGGACTATATGGTGGTAGCTGATGTTGCGAGAGGAGATAGTAGTGATTATTCAGCATTTCATGTATTCGATGTAGAAACTGTTACTCAAGTTGCGGAATTCAAAGGCCAAGTACCAACAAAAGAATTTGGTAATATGTTGGTAAATGTTGCAACAGAATATAATGATGCATTATTAGTTATTGAAAATGCTAATGTCGGTTGGGCAGCAATACAACCAGCTATAGACAGAGAATATAAGAATTTATATTATACATATAAACAGGATGGATATACTGATCCCGATGTCCATTTAAGAAAAACATATGATTTAAAAGATAAAGCTCAAATGGTAGCTGGATTTACAACTTCAGCAAGGACAAGGCCTCTTTTGATATCAAAACTAGATATTTATTTTAGAGAAAAAGAATGCATAGTGCGTTCTAAAAGATTATTAGATGAACTCTTTGTATTTATTTGGAATGGTCAGAGGGCCGAAGCACAAAATGGGTATAATGATGATTTAGTAATGGCCTTTAGTATTGGGTTATTTGTTAGAGATACTGCGCTGAAATTAAGACAGCAAGGATTGGCCCTAAATAAAGCATCATTAAATAGTATGGGTAAAACAAAATCAAACGCGGCAATTTATACACAAAAGAATTTACAAAAAAATCCATGGGAAATGGATTTAGGTCGACATGGCAAAGAAGATTTGACTTGGTTGATTAAATAAAGGTTATTAAAGGAGAATTATTATGGCTGATAAAGGCTTATTTACAAGATTAAAAAAATTATTTTCAACAGGTGTTATTATAAGACGAACTGGTGAAAATAAACTTAAAGTAGTTGACACATCAAGATTACAATCGGGTGGCAATTTAGCTACAAATAGGGTCATAGATAGATATAATAGATTACATGGATCGCCCAGTAGCTACGGCTCACAATACTCATCAGCAAATTATGATACGCAACGAATGAATCTATTTAATGATTATGAAACAATGGATGAGGATTCTATAATTTCATCTGCATTAGATATTTATGCCGATGAATGTACTACAAAAAATGAATTTGGGGACATATTAAATATATCAGCCGGTTCGGAAGAGATAGAAAAAATATTACATAATTTATTTTTTGACGTATTAAATGTAGAATTCAATTTATGGCCTTGGATACGTAACATGTGCAAATATGGGGATGCATATCTAAAATTTGATATTACGGAAAAGTATGGTATTACCAATGTAACCCCTATATCACCATATGAGATGTTTAGAGAAGAAGGAACAAAACCGGACAAACCAGAGTATACTGTATTTTGGCATGATGCTAGTATTTCTAATACGCCTAGTATGGGTAAATCTTCTAAAAAGAAAAAATTAGAATCATATGAGGTAGCACATTTTAGACTAATATCCGATACAAATTTCCTGCCTTATGGTAGATCAATGGTCGAGCCGGCAAGAAAGACATGGAAACAATTAACTCTTATGGAAGATGCAATGATGCTGCATAGAATAATGAGAGCCCCATCAAAAAGAATATTTAGAATAGATATTGGTAATATTCCTCCTAATGAGGTTGATTCGTATATGAATACTGTTATCAGTAAAATGAAAAAAACACCATATGTGGACGAACAATCGGGACAATATAATCTAAAATTTAATCTTCAAAATATGATGGAAGACTTTTATCTTCCTGTTAGGGGCGGACAATCAGGAACTGAGGTTTCTGAATTGCCTGGATTAGATGGTCCTAATATTGATGATGTGGAATATTTAAAATCTAGAATGATGGCTGCTTTAAGAGTACCCAGAGCATTTTTGGGATATGATGAAAATGTAGAAGGTAAGGCAACTCTAGCAGCAGAAGATGTAAGATTTGCGAGAACAATAGAAAGATTGCAAAGAATAGTTGTTTCTGAGTTAACAAAAATAGCTATAGTTCATTTATATTCACAAGGATTCAAGGATGAAGCTTTAGTTGATTTTACTATTCAATTAAACAATCCATCAACGATTGCGGAGCAAGAAAAATTAGCTATATGGGAACAAAAAGCAGGTTTAGCAGAATCATTTAAAGGTAACAGAATGCTTTCTCAGGAATGGATATATGAAAACATATTTAAGATGAGCCCAGAAGAATGGAGAGGTGAAAAAGATAAAGTAATAGATGATGTTAAGCGTAACTTTAGATTTAGTCAAATTGAAATGGAAGGAAATGATGTTGCGGTAACTAAACAGTCATTTGGAACGGCACATGATATGATGGCATTACAAATGGCAGGTATGCCAGGACCTAAACCTGAAGAAAAGTTTATGGATATGGATGATAGAGCTTCTGACGGTGATGATTATACAACAGCAGGATCTACTGATTTTGAAAGAAAGTATGGATTAAGTGGTGAAGGTGGAAGACCAAATGAACCGGGTAAGGGTGAAGGAAGTTATGGAACCGATGGCCATCCTAGAGGCAGAGATGTTTTAGGATTTGAAGGAGCCAAAAGAGCTAAAATGCACCCAGATAGAAAGGGCATGTCAAGAACGGAACAAATTAGTAAAATTAAAGATAGTATGCCAACAAAAAAGGATATAATTACAGAAACCTTTGAAAAACCGGATAAAAAATATCAAGATAAAGGTTCTTTACTTGATGAAAGCAATCTTCTTGACGAAGATTCTACTGGAAACTAAAGGTGGCACATATTTATATTTGAGTATATATAGGAGAAAACTAAGTGGCAAAAATGAAACATTCTAAATATAAAAACACAGGTATGTTATTCGAGTTATTAACACGCCAAGTGACTTCGGATGTATTGAATAATCAGGAAAATTCTCCGGCACTGAAAATTATTAAAGAAAACTTTAAAAATGGTTCAGCGCTAAAGAGAGAACTTGTTTTATATAATACATTATTGAAGGAAAAGTATAAAAAAGAGGATAGAGCTCAGTATTTAGTAGACGTAGTTATAGGTGAAAGGCGTAAAATAAACAATACGACACTTAGAAAACAGAAGTATAATTTAATTAAAGAGATTAAATCAAATTATAATTTGGATAATTTCTTTAGAACGAAAATTAATAATTATACTCCATTAGCTGCTATATATAAATTATTTGAGCATAATATTAAATTATCAAACCCTGCAGAGGTTGTTAGAAATAAATTTACTATAGTTGAGCATATTGTGGGAAATAATATAAAACCTAACAAGGCCCCTAATATGATAAGTGAATATTCTACACAAGATAAGGATTTAAGATTATTATCTTATAAAATATTGGTTGATAAATTTAATGAAAAATATGATGGCTCATTATCTAGAAGTCAGAAAGCATTATTGAAGGAATATGTTAATAATGGTAATAATCCTAAAAATATGAAATTGTATGTGGATAAAAAATTGCCTAAAATTAAAAGTGCTTTAGAAATAGGTGTAAAACGTATAAATGATGATGTTACTAAAATTAAAATTAATGAAGTAATTAATCAAATAGATAAAATTAATTCATCAAAAACTGTTAAGGATAATCATGTATTATCTTTAATGAGGGTTTATGAACTTATCAAGGAGGTAAAAGATGTCAAAAAACTATAAATTTGATAAAGCATGGAAAAGATTTATTGCTGAACAAGCGCCTCCGGGTATGGATCCAGCAATGATGGGAGGACCACCTCCAGGACCACCCCCAGGACCACCACCTGCACCATTTTATGAAGATCTAGACGATCAGGGTAAATTAGAAGTAGATATGGCACTAGGTATAGATATCCCTGAAGACGATCTTAAAAAAATGCCGGCAGAAACTAGATTTGAAGTAGTAAAAGCCAGAAATGATTATTTGAAGAATAAAGCAAATAAAGAATTTAAGGAAGAACAAGAAAAGGCTGAAAAAGAAGCAGCAGAACAAGAAGCAATGGCAGCACAAATGCCACCTCCTCCGGGACCAGAAGCAGGAATGCCTCCAGGAGCAATGCCACCAGGTATGCCTCCTCCAGGAGCAATGCC